GTCCCGCCTGCAAGATTTAATTTAGTATTCAAAGCATTTGTTACAGAAGTATTCTGAGCATTAATATAATTTGTCTGGCTTGTATTCTGAGCAGTCATTGTTGTATCAGCATAGTTCTTCATTGAAGTATTAATAGCATTTACTTCCGTTTCATTATAAACCTGAGCCCAAATCCCAGACCATGTTACATAGGCACTTAAATCTGTAATCTTAGCAAAAACTACATTAACCCAATTAACAACAGAAGCATTATTTTGGGCAATATAGTTATTTTGAGATGTGTTAAATAAAATATCCTGACTATCAACATAATTCTTCATTGATGTATTTTGAACACCAATATAATTAACTAAAGATTGATTTTGAATTGTTGCATTTGCCATAGTCATATGAGTTAAGAATGTTGTCCAGTTTGCTTGCCATAATGGTTCTCCATTTGCCGTATTGAAGTATGAACCATTATTTAATATTTGATATAATGTTGTATTTGCATTTATAACATAATTTCTCATTGAAGTATTTTGTAAAGTGAAATTCTCTCCAGTCATATAAGAAGTATTTGTTATACTAAGATATGAAACATTAAAATTATTTATATCTGTTTTAGTGTAATAGTTAATTTTATCTAAACTCCAGTTTCCAACTCTATCTACCAATGTTGTTATTAAAGTATATAATCCAAATGTATTTGTTACCGAAACATTATTTGAAGCGATTGAATTTGTTATAGATAAATTCCTACTATTCATATCGTTTGTCTGACTTGTATTTTGATTATCTACATAAGTTTGAGTAGCATGTGTTAAAAAGACAGAATAATTTGCTATAAATGTATCTGTTCCCCCTGCTCCATTAGTTGAATTTACCCATAAAACATAATTTCTCATTGAAGTATTTTGAATAGCAAAGTAATTAACTAAAGAGGTGTTTTGAGTAAGAACATAATCTATAAGATAATTGTTCCTTGTTACATTAAAAACATTAGTTATCCAATTAACTATTGAATTGTTCTGGACTAAGTCCTTAGCATCTATTGTAGAATTAATCCAACTATCATCATATAAAGTTCCTGTATTTGTGGAATTAACCCACAAAATATAATTCTCAATTGAAATGTTATTTGACTCTATGTAGTTTGTAAGAGATTGATTATTTAATAAAAATTGAGAATAATTAGCTATGAATGTATCTGTATCTGTTCCAGTGTTTGTAGAATTTACATAGAGGATATAATTCTCTATTGAAACATTATTTGATTCTATATAATTTGTTAGAGATTCATTATTTAATAAGAATTGAGAATAGTTTTGAACAAAGGTATCTGTATTTATTCCAGTGTTTGTAGAATTTACATAGAGGATATAATTAACAAGGGTGTCATTTGTAGTTTGGTTAAAAGTATAAAGATAAGAAACATTAAAATTATCTATGTCTGTCTTTGGATAATAATCTCCTTTATCAGCAGACCAATTACCCACTCTATCAACTAATGTTGTTATTGAAACAAAAACACTATTAGCCCAATTAACTATCGATTGATTATTAGAATTAATATAATTAGTTGTTGAAATATTGTTTGAAAGGAAAGTTGAATAATTAGCATCCCATCTTGGTTCTCCTATACTATCTACATAATTCTTCATTGAAATATTTTGAAGAGTAAAATTATCTCCTGTCATATAAGATTCATTAGTAGCGTTCCAAGGATAATTCAAATAACTTCCATTATTGAGAGTGGAAGTCAAAGCAAGAGAACCATTATATGCTAATGAATCTGTTTCAGGAATATTAAAATAACTTCCATTATTTAATTCACTATCAAGAGCATACGAAGTATTTGTTGAGTTCCAAGGATAATTTAGATAAGAACCATTATTAAGAATATCTACTGAAACATAACTTTCGTTTGTGGCGTTCCAATTCTTTATTTCAAGATAAGATGTGTTTGTAGCGTTCCAATTTGTGAATTTCATATAATCTCCTTTATCAGCAGACCAATTACCAAGTGCAGTCATTGTATCTGCTAAAGAACTAAAAGTAGATGTTATCCAATTTACAATAGAACCATTTTGAATATCTGTATAAGTATTTGCTGGAATTGTCTGATTATAAGCCCAAAGATTATAAGTTGAATTTGTTGTATTCAAATAAGAACTATTAAAATTATTAATATCAGTTTTTGTATAATATAAACTATAATTTGCAATCCAAGTATCTATAATTACTGGATTAAAGAAACTTCCATTCATTAAAGTATCATATAAAGCATAAGAAGTATTTGTAGAGTTCCATTGATAAGCCCAAAGTAGAGAACCATTATATGCTAATGAATCTGTCTCAGGAATATTAAAATAACTTCCATTATTTAATTCTGAACTCTTTGCTATTGTTCCATTCATTACCCAAGACCAGATACTACCATTTGTAATCTTATTCCAATCTATGTGTGTTAAGAATTCTGAATAGTTAGAGTTCCAATTAGTTTCTACTGCTGGAACATCTGTCAACTGACTCCCATTTCCAAAGAAATAATTAGCTGTTATGTTGTATCCTGTATTGTCTAAATTCTCGTTTATATGAAATGAATTTGGGTCAACCTCGTTGCCTATTCTTGGTGTATATCCAGAGGAAACATACATCGCATCAATATATAATTTATGTTGTATACTTGCACTTCCAGCATCTAAAATTCTCAATAATAACTTATCATCAACTATGTGATCTGTTGTATCTCTAATATCTGCACATGCCCAGTTAAAAATTACATTATCAGACATTGTCAAATATCCTTCCCAAGTTCCCAAACTAATACTATACAAAGATACTACAAAACCATCTCCATCTGCCTTATATCTAAAGCATATTTTATTTACATCACTTGTTATATTATTTGAAGTGTTTGCATAATATTCTAATCCATCAGGGGTATCTTCTGTTAAATTATAACTAATTGTATCGTAGTCGTCAAATTGATTTGTCAGACTTAGTGTCCCTTGACTTGTTCCATAAACTAAATTTTCATTTGTAAAAAACCAATATTTCCCAAGAAGTTTATTGTCTAATGTCTCGTTGAATTTTGTTTCGTTGAAAGATAAAAAATATCCATCAAAGATATTCCATGTATCTGCTGATGTCCAGTTAAATTTTCCATTAAATAAGTTTGATGTTATATTATAAATTCCAAGATTAACATTCCCTGTTGCTCCTGTGTAGGGAACATAAGAATAGTTTGTTATATTGCTCCAACTACTATTATAGGCAGAGAAATTTGCATCCCATCTTGCTTCTCCTATACTATCTACATAATTCTTCATTGATAAATTAACATCAGCTACATAATTATTTCTCGTAACATTGAATACATTTGAAATCCAATTTACAATAGAGGTATTCTGTATTCCAATATAATTTACTAAAGAACTATTCTGGACAGCGATATAATTTACAACAGAATCATTTTGAACCAAAATCTTATTATCTATTGTATTGTTAATCCAAGAGTCATCATAATCTCCTATTGTGTTAAAATAACTTCCATTATTCAAAATCTGCATTACAGTTTCATTATTATATATTATAAAATTATTCATAGAGATATTTTGCAATGTGAAATTAGAACCAGTCATATAGCTTTCATTAGTTGCATTCCATTGAGAAGTTAAAAATAATGTCCCATTTAATGCAGTAGCCCAACTTAAATAAGATTCATTTGTAGCATTCCATTGAGAAGTTAAAAATAAAGTTCCATTCATAACTTCTGCCCAAGTAATATGAGTTAAGAATGTAGTCCAGTTTCCATTCCATTTAAGTTCTGAACCTTCAGGCAAGTTTATTAAATTAGAACCATCTCCAAAATAATAACTTGCAGTTACATTACCAGAAAAATTTAAATTATTTAATACATCAATATTTTCAGCAGAGATATTCCTTACATAAAGCCAGTCCCATCTATTTGCTCCTGAACCTAAACTATATGTAAGAGTTGTTGCAGGACTTAAATTTGCAGATAATAACCATTCATTAGTCGCCATATCCAAAGCACCCAATGTTCCACCAAGATAAGCAGAATATAAATTATGTGCAGTTAAATCATATACTCCCAAATTAACATTATTATATGCTCCAGTATATGGAACATAAGTTAGATTAGTTGTATAATTTATCCAAGCATCATCATAAGAAACCTGACTATCAACATAGTTTTTCATTGAAGTATTCTGAACTGTAATATAATTTACAATAGAATTATTGTTTGAAAATATATAATTATTAATTGAATCATTAGTGGTTTGATTATATGTAGAACTCCAAGAAGAATTATAAGCTGTCCAGTTAGCTAACCAAGTTGTATCTATTCCTCCCCCTGTGTTTGTAGAATTTACCCAGATTACATAATTTCTCATACTTGTATTAATATCATTAACTTCTGTTTTTGTATAATAATTTATTTTATCTAAACTCCAATTTCCAACCCTGTCTACTAATGTTGAAATCAAAACATAAAGATTAAAGGTATTTGTTACTGATTGATTGTTGGAATTTATATAATTGTTTATAGAATTGTTTGTAGTTTGATTAAAGGTAGAACTCCAAGTATCGTTGAAAGCTGTATAGTTTGCTGTCCATAAAGGTTCTGCTCCACCAGAAATTGTAGCGATGTAATTGTTTATTGAATCGTTAGTTGTTTGATTAAAAGTATTGCTCCAAGAAGAATTAAATGCAGAATAGTTTGCTGACCAATAAGGGTCCGTTTCTGAACCTATTGAAACATCAGCACAAATTAATGTTCCATTTGGAAACATTCCTATAACAAACTCTGTTCCACAATCATCTAATAAATTTGTATAGTTTGCTAACCATAATGGTTCATCAGTTACATTATTATAATATGTAACATAAGTTGTAGTTATATTTTTAAGAATGCCATCTGTTGATGGGAAGTTCCAAGCAGATACCCCAGATATCAGGAACATTCCTAACAAGAAAAATATTAATATTTTTCTATCCATTATTCAAAGCTCACACTTGATTTAAAATTAGAAAAATTAGTAGGAGAAGAACTAGAATTAGAAGAAGAATTAGAATTAAAAGAAGAACTAAAATTCAAATAAGAATTAGAAAAAGAAAAATTAGAAATTAAAAATAAATTAAAAAAGGATAAAGAAGATTTCATCTAAATGGTTCTCTCTTTTTTATTTGTTGTATTGTAAAGGTGTGGCATTTAAACTACCCCAGCTTGTCTTAAACTAGTATAAGTTACAGCGATTCCAATTCCTAGAATTGAAAGTGCAAAGAAACCTGGAACTAATTTTAAAACTGTAGCACCCCATCCAGTTGTGTTATATAATGCAGAGTTACAACTTGTTCCTGATAAGGAATGATTTGAACTACATGCTGCAGTTAAAACTTCATCTGAAATTGGTCCAATTAAGCTAGTACCTAAAAGGATTGAAACAAAACCACCGATAAGATTTGCTATCATTTTTTATCCTTAAACTATCCCAGCTTGTCTTAAACTAGTATAAGTTACTGCGATTCCAATTCCTAGAATTGAAAGTGCAAAGAAACCTGGAACTAATTTTAAAACTGTTGCTCCCCAACCAGTTGCATTATATAATGCACTATTAGTTGCTGCTGCAGTATTTACTTCTGTAGCAACGGGACCAATCAAACTTGTTCCTACCAATATAGACACGAATCCACCTATAAGATTTGCTATCATATTATTTTTTTGTTATTTGTTAAGCCTCCAATGGAAATATTATAATTTCTTGGTTATATAAATGTTTGTGATTTGAGAATTTTTCAGAATGGGGAGTTTTACTAGTAGAAACTTTTAGGTTTTTGTTACTACTATATAGTGATTAGAAAAGTTTATAAAGGGTGGTTTCCTAATATTATCACAATGGATTGGACATATTGGAATGATAAATATATCTTTGTTAAACTAAAGAGTGGAGCAGTTTATTCTGGAAAAGTTATTGATGTAGATGTTTCTAATGAAAAATTAATTTGGTTTACTATAACTGATAAAAAAGATGAAAGAATTACTTTCCCGAATTCTGAAATTGTTAAATTAAAGGAGGAAGAAGAAAATGAATGAAACAAATTTTATAGAAGATATTAATTATGCAATATCAGATAATATTAGAAGTAGAAATTATCAAACTATTATAAGAAATTTTAATGTTAAAAGTTTTGATGCAAAAGAATTAGAAGAAGGAAAAGATAACTATGATTTCATATGTAAATTAAAAGATGGAACACAATTAAAACTTGAATTTAAAAATAGAAGAATTGGAAATAAATATGATGATGTAGCCTTAGAAGTTTATAATGATGATGAAACTAAAACTCCTGGTTGGGTTTTTAAACTCATAGAAAATGATGTAGATTATGTAATTTACACTTGGCACGAAAAACCAAAAAAGGGATACATAATTCTTAAAGCAAAAGAATTAGAAAAATGGTGGAGAAATAATTTTAACAATTATGGATTAAGAATAAACAAAATTTCATATAGAGAAGGAAGTATGTGGCAAAGTTCTTGGTGTCCTGTTCCTATCAAAGATATCCCTACAAATATTATTTATAAATATGAAATCTTTCCAGACTTACAAAATTTTTGGAGTGGAATATGAGTATTCTTAATTATGATAAAGAAGGAAATTTAATTGTTCCTTTTACTGGAAAGAAAACAAAAGCTTGGTCAGAAATTAAAAGAGAAAGAAGAAATGAAGAAGAAAAACAGAAGTGGAAAGCAATTAATGAAAAAACCAAACCATGGGCAAATGATGGGAAAATATATACTGATGAACAATTTAAAATAGTAATTGATGGAAATTCTAACGATGAAGAAAACCTTATTAAAGTTGGGAAACAATTTGGAAGAAAAGCAACAGCAATAAGAGAATTAAGATTATTTAGAAATAGATATTTGAATGATGGAAAGATACCACAATGCTTTTGGGGTCAATCACATTCCAATGGACCACACAATTTACCAAATAAACCAGACCATCAAGGACAACAATTAAAAAGGATAATAGATGAAATGCCAGATTATTATAAAGGATTTATATAAGATGAATATACAAATTGATAAAGAATTTAAAAATTTAATACCCCCCCTAATGGATGAAGAATATGAAGGTTTAAAAGAAAACTTAAAAAGAAATGGTTGTGAAGAACCATTAACATTATGGAATAACTTTATAATTGATGGACATAATAGATATGAAATTTGTACTAAAAATAAAATAAAATTTAAGGTTATTAAAAAGAAATTTAAAAACAAGGATGATGTTAAAGTTTGGATTATAAATAAACAGCTTGATAGAAGAAATATTTCTAAATATGATAGAACAAGATTAGCATTGAGGAAAGAAGAAATATTAAAACCTATTGCTAAGGAAAATCAGAAAGGGGGTAAAGGGGGTAAGTTGCTTCCGCCAATATTGGCAAAAGCAGACACAAGAGAAACCATATCTAAACTTGCCAAGGTAAGTCATGGAACTGTTGATAAAGTTAAATATATAGAACAAAAAGCTCCAAAAGAAATTAAGAAACAACTTTCAAAAGGAGAAGAAACAATTAGTGGGGCATACAACACTTTGAAAAGAGCAGAGAAAGAAGAAAAGCGAGAACAAGAAAGAAAGGAAGATAAAAAGAAAGCAGAAAAAGTAAAATCTCCAGAAGAATTATTTAAAGAAGTAAAATTTACAACAGTAGTTATTGACCCTCCTTGGGATTTAAATGATGAAGGAGATACCAATCAAATGGGAAGGGCTAAACCAAATTATTCTACAATGTCAATTGAAGAACTAAAGAAACTTCCAATACCAAATATAATAAAAAAAGATGCTCACATTTATTTATGGATTACAAATAGAAGTTTATATAAAGGATTTGAATTACTTAAGGCATGGGGATTTAGATATATAGTTTGTTTAACTTGGTGTAAACCCTCTTTTGGAATGGGAAATTACTTTCGTGGTTCTACAGAACATCTTTTATTTGGTATAAAAGGAAGTCTTCCATTAAAAAATAAAAATACTGGAACTTGGTTTTTAGCAAAACGTGGAGAAGGGGGGCATAGTTCTAAACCAGATGAACTTTATGAATTAGTTGAAAAATGTTCTCCAGGATTATATTTAGATTATTTTGGAAGGAAAGAGAGAAAAGGTTGGTATTCTTATGGAGTTAAATAAATCTTAATTTTGTTACTACTATTAAGTGGTGGGAAAGATTTATAAAGGTTAAATTCATTAATCCAAAATGGAAAACGAAGAAACTGATGAAGAAGTTGAACAGGAAGAACCTGAAGAACAAGATAAAGAAACTTCAGAAGAATCTCCTAAAGAAGAATCTGAAGAAAGCTCAGATGAAAGCGAGTCTCAAGACCAAGAGACTGCTGAAGATTCTGAAGAATAACAATAAAGTTCTTAAGTTAATATTTTTTTTATTTTTTTGTTACTACTATATAGTGATTAGAAAAGTTTATAAAGGGTAGGTGTTTGGTAAAGGACTACAAAATGGAAACGGTTATGGATAAAATTGAACGATGGAAGCTTCTCACTAATTTATTTATCAAAAAAAATACAAAGACATTCATCCGTGAGCTTAATGGAGATTTTCATTTCTGTACTATAATTCTTGTTGATGATGATTATATTTCAATAAAGAACTTTGGTCCTGAACAAAGAGCAGGGACAGAAGAAAAAATTTATTGGTATAATATTTCTGAGTTAGATGAATTTAAAGAAAGGGGGGAAGGGAATGGATAGAGCGATAAATAAAACCACTCAACAAATAGTTTCTGCATTTGAAATTCATAATAATGGTTCTTATCAAAACTTAGAAAAAGGAGAATGGATTGCTCCAAAAGATTCCATATACAATTGGGAAGAATTAGAAAAGAAAGAAGAACCAGTTCATTATGTTTCTGAAAAAGAGTTTAATAATTTTAAAGGAACTAAAGTTGTTTGCTCTCCTTGTTTTTCGGTATATCCAGGTTCTTTAGCAAAAACAGTTGAAGAAAGTAAAGAACACAAAATGTTAAAAGATTGGTTATTCAACCGATTAAAAAATGATGACTTAGAAATAAGATATTCAAAAGGAACAAAACCTCATAAATATGATAATAAATTAAAATTGTCCAAATTAAATATAAACTGGAATGATTATGAAATTGAAGTTACAACAAAAGGAACTAAAAAATTAAGGGCAGATATATTGCTTCCTTTTAAAAAGAAAGATATATTCTTAGGAAATGGAATAATATTTGAAGTTCAATTAAGTAGTCAAAATGAAGTACAAACTTACGAAAGAACTATTGAAAGAGCCTTACATGGATATTCTGTTGTTTGGTTATTTGAAAACGATTTTATAATAGAAGAAGATAATATTAAACTAAAAGAAAATATAGTTAATGTAAATAGTTTTAGTGAACAAATGCACTTTGCCAAAAAGGGTTTTGTAAAAAAATTAAAATTTGTTGTTGAAAATCAATGTAGATTATTAGATGAAAAAATAAAGGAAACCAATCTTGAAATGGATAAACTAATTAAACAGACAAATATAGAAAGAGAAAGATTAGATAATAAAAAAGAAGAAATATATAATGAAATTTTAAAAAGATTAAATTCAAGAGAAATAATATTATTTCAAAAGATAGAATCACTCGAAGGAAATCCATTTAAAGGATTTGTAGAAAATTATAAACAACAAATTCAAGAATGCTTTAATAATTTAGAATTTAATCTTAATAATTCTTTTAAAGAAAAAATGGAAGAACTAAATTATCCCTTAACTTTAGGAGAATGTAATAAGTGTCATCAAGGATATATGCACTATAAAATAACAAGAACCGGAAAAGAAGTATATAATTGTAGCAATTATCCTCTATGTAAAAATACTGTTTGGTTAAATAAGAAAGACTAATATGGTAAAAATAAAAATAATAAAAGATACAGAAAAATGTAAAGTTGGAGAAATAGTTAAAACTTCCAAAAAGTCTGCTGAGTCTTATGTTGATGAAGGTTATGCTGAATATGTTGAAGAACTTCCTAAAATAGAGAAATCAAAAGCTAAAGACCCAAAAGAAAAAATTAAATCAACTACCCCACCAAAAATTATTCTTACAGAAGAACAAATCAATTCAACAATAAAAGAAATATCAAAATTAGAAATGCCTTTAGAAATTAATAAGAAAATAAGAAAACTATCTAAAGATTCTGAATTATCACTACAAACATTACAAAAACAATTAAATTATGAAAAAAAAGAGAATAAGAAAGGTATATCCAATAGTGGTGATACTAATGTTACTAATGTTACTAATGTTACTAATGTTACTAATGTTATATATCCATGGGTAACATTAGTAACACGTAACAAGGCAATATGGGATTCACTTTTCAGTGATAAAACACTTGACAGAATAATGAAGTTTTTAGCAGAAGGAGATAGGGCTTTTACATACGATGAAATAGCAAAAAGATTGGGCTTACCAGTTACAACAATTAAAATGACAATAAGTAGAAATCAGGAGCTTTTTGGAAGAAAATACCCAAATGGCAAAATTTGTTACGCATTTTGTTACGCACCGTGTGTTGCGTTGATTCAGCAAAAAATTAAGGATTATGAAGAAAATTTGCTAAAAATTAAAGAAAGAGAACTTGAACAGAATACCATTCAAACTAAGAGTCAAAAGATAGTTCAGGAATTTAAAAATTTTTACAAACTACACAAGAAAGAACTAGGAAATTCTTTCAGACAAGGAAATAATGTTTTATATTTAGATTTTATTAAATTATCAGAGTTTGATTTATTTTTAATAGATGAATTAACTTTAAACCCAGAAGAAACATTAAAACTATTTGAATTAGCTATTGAAGATTTAGGTTTAATAAAGAATCCAAGAGTAAGAGTAATCAATCTTCCAAAAGATTTAAATTTAAATATTGAAGAGTTAAGGTCCAAGCATCTAAATGAATTAATTTCTTTATCTGGAAGAATTATTACTTTAAGTGATGTAAGACCCCAATGTGTAAATGCAAAATTTGAATGCCCAAGCTGTGGGACAGTCATATCTGTTCTTCAAATTGAAAAGAAGTTTAGGGAGCCTTCAAGATGTTCTTGTGGGAGAAAGGGAGGATTTAAATTAATAGATAAAGAGATGATTGAAACTGCAAGATTAATATTAGAAGACTTACAAGAAAAAACAGATAATCCCCATGCCAAAAGATTAAATTGTTTTTTGAAAGAAGATTTACTTTCTTATGAATTAATGAGTTTATATAATCCAGGGGGAGAGGTTGAGATGGTTGGTATATTAAAAGAAGTTCCTGTTCCACTAAAGGAAGGAGGAATATCTACTAGATTTGAACAAGCCTTTGAAATAAATTCTATTATTTCTTCTAAAGAAGAAATAGAGGTTGATAAACTTTCTAAAGAAGAAATAGATAAAATAAAAAAATTATCTAAAGTAATTGATGAAGAAGGATTAGAAAAAATAACTTCTTCATTCTGTCCAAGCATTTATGGATATGATGAAGTGAAGAAAGCTTTAGTATTACAATTAGCCGCACAAAGAAATAAGATTGGTAAGAAAAGTGAAATAACAAAACCAAATATATTATTAATTGGTGACCCTGGGACTTCTAAAACTATTTTAGGAGAATTTTCTGTTACAATAACTCCAGGAGCTAGAAAATCTGTTGGGGGTTCTGCTTCTGCTGTAGGATTTACAGGAGCAGTAGTTAGAGATGATTTTTCAGGTGGTTGGAGATTAGAACCAGGAGCAATTGTTTTAACTAAAGATTTGTTTATGTTAGATGAGTTAAATAATATTAAAGATGAAGATAAACCAAGATTACAAGAAGCATTATCCGAACATACTATTACTGTAGATAAAGCAACAATTCATACAAAACTATCTGCTCCTTCTTGTTGTCTAGCAACAGCAAATCCAATCCATGGGATATTCAAAGAGAATGAGGACTTAGTCACTCAGTTTAATTTAAATCCTGCAATCATAAACAGGTTTGATATTATTTTTGTTGTTAAAGATATTGTTAATGAAGCTAAGGATTTTAAGATTGCTAAGAAGATGAATGATAGAGAAATGAAAAAGTTATCATTTGATTACTCTGAAGATTTATTGACAAAGTTCTTCATCTATGTTAAAGAACAACCAGAACCACAAATGACAGAAGAAATTTCAGATAGAATGGCTGCAATATATTCTAGGTTAAGAAGGTATAAAACAGATTCATTAAATATAAATCCTAGAGTTCATAAAGCATTTCAATTATTTTGTAAAGCTTCTGCAAGGATAAGATTATCAGAATATATAGAAGAAAAAGATATTGAAAGATCTTTAGAAATATTATCTGAATCTTATTTTAAAACACCATCATATATACATTTTAAAATAGAAAAAAAAGTAAATACCCCTACAAATAAGAATATTAAAATCAAATCTATTGTTTCAACCAAAATTGTTGTTCTAAAAGATGGGGAACCATTTAACTTAACTTTGGAATCTGGGGAAATTTATAAGAAAGAAGAGTTTGGAGATGATGCAGAACAGACTATTGAGATATTAAAAAATGATGGGAAGGTGGAGGAAGTTTAGGACAAATAAATGATTTTACAATATTCAAAATGTGTAATGAAGCATTTTATTAATCCCAAGAACATGGGGGAAATAAAGAATGCAGATGGAATTGGAAAGGTTGGCAATTTAAGATGTGGTGATATAATGTGGATTTATATCAAAGTTAAAAATGATAAGATTAAAGATATTAAATTTAAAACATTTGGATGTGTTGCTGCAATTGCAACTTCATCAATGATTACACAGATTATAAAAGGAAAAAGTATAAAAGATGCTCAAAAAGTAAAATATCAGGATATTGTAAAATTTTTGGGAGGACTGCCACCTATAAAAATTCACTGTTCACATTTGGCTCAGGAAGCTTTAAAAAGAGCTATTAAGGATTATGAAAAAAAAGATAAGGAAAATGAAAAATGATATTTAAAATAGAAATAGGATTTACTGGATTGCTGACAATCCTTTTTGTAGTATTGAAGTTATGCAATGTAATAGATTGGTCTTGGTGGTGGGTATTAAGTCCTTTGTGGATTAGTGTAGTATTATGGATAATTATTTTATTAATTATACTATTTGTGGTGTGGGTAGTTTATTAAAATGAAAGATATAAAAAATGGAAAATGAAAACAAAATCAGATTACAAAGGAATAGAAGTTCACAATCCGAAAGTAGGAGAAGCCGAGAGGATTTATTACAAAGAAAGCATAAGTCCTCCAGTAAAGGCAAGTCAGATAAAATTATTAGATACTTCTCAATGTTCACAGGAGTCGGAGGATTTGAACTTGGATTTGAAAGAACCAACAATGATAAGTTCAACACAGAAACACAGAACAACGATGAAAGGTTGCAGTCCAACACTTCCAAGTGCAATGGGGATGGGGGGAGGTCATGTTCCAATGATTTTAAATCAACACATATCTGCAAGGAATCCAAATCGCAAGAATACACACAAGGGGGGAAGTGGTCTTCTAATGAGCAAGGAACACAGCTATGCCTTAGAAAGAACACCACATTTAGTTGTGTGGGATTCAGCGAAATCGACAAATATGCAAGTGAACTCTTATCCAAAAAGTTTCCATCAGTTAAAAATTGGGGAGACTGTACAAAAATTAATCCAAGAGAATTACCAGACTTTGATTTGCTCTGTGGAGGATTTCCTTGTCAATCATTCTCAATCGCTGGAAAAAGGAAAGGTTTCCAAGATACCAGAGGGACAATGTTTTTTGAGATTGCAAGAATACTTAAAGTTAAAAGACCTAAACTTATTCTCCTTGAAAATGTCAAAGGGTTACTCAATCACGAAAAAGGGAAAACTTTCTCTGTCATCCTTCAAACGTTGGAAGAATTGGGGTATAGAACTCAATGGATGGTTCTTAACAGCAAATTTTTCGGAGTTCCCCAGAACAGAGAGAGGGTATTTATTATCGGAAGTCTTAGAGGAGAAACCAGACCAGAAATATTACCTTTCAGAGAAAGCTACAAAGAATTTAATGGAAAAGAGAATTCCTCAGGGCAAAGCTGGGCTATCACTGCAACTTATGGGAAAGGAAATAAAGGAACACAAATCCAAGTTAAAGGAATGCTTACAGAAGAAGGATGGGAAAAAAGACATGAAAATATTAGAAGAGTATATAGAACAGAAGGAATTGCCCCAACAATCCCAACAGCTCAAGGAGGAGGAGTTATGACAAAAATAGCAATTCCAGTATTAACTCCAGACAGAGAAAGCAAAAGGCAACATGGAAGAAGATTTAAGGAAGATGGTGAACCAAGTTTTACTTTGACAGGACAAGATGTTTATGGAATAATGGAAATACAAAAAGAAATAGATAATGGTGGAAGAATAACAAGAAAAGATGATGGAACAAGTTTCACACTTGGAGGTGGAGGAAGAAATAGTGGAAGGAATCAAGTTATTGGTTTTGAAGAAATAAAAATTCGTAGATTGACTCCAACAGAATGTGAAAGATTACAATCTTTTCCAGACAATTGGACAGAAGGATTTTCAGATACTCAAAGATATAAAATGATGGGAAATGCAGTAACAACAAATGTTATTTCTGCTATTGCTGAAAAACTAAAATGAAAACAAAAAAGAAAGTAATACAAAACCATCATTTGATTTATCCAAGTGAGGAACATAAGCAAGAAGAAGTTGTAGAGAAGATATTTAAGGGTGAGCATTTTGTAATTACACAAATGAATAGAAGGAAGAATATTTCAAAGGGATTTATTAAAACTCTTAAATTATGGCTCTTATTAAATGAAGATAAAGCAGTGGAGTTAGAATGAAAACAAATAAATCAAATATGTATTCCTTCATAGATAAGACCAGAAACTTTCTAGGAGGGGAGTGTCAGCATAAATGCCAATATTGTTTTATAAATTCAATGAAAAATAAATTTCCTAATCTTAAAGAAAGATATTCTGGAGAAATAAGATTGTTAGAAAAAGAATTAGATAAAAATGAAGGAATAAATAAAACAATTTTTGTTCAGGATATGGGAGATTTATTTGAAGAATCTGTCCCAGCAGAGTTCATTTTAAAAATATTAGGACATTTAAGAGAATATCCAGAGAATACATATTTGTTTCAAACTAAAAATCCTAAAAGGTATTTTGAATTTGAAAAGGAATTTCCAGAGAATAGTCTTTTAGGTTGTTATGATGAAAAAACAAGAGCATTAACTCCAGAAGGATTTAAGAAATATAATGAGTTGAATGAAGGAGATGAAGTATTTACAATAAATCCTATAACTGAGAAAATAGAAATAAATAAAATAAAAGGGATTATTGTTAAGAAGTATAAGGGGAATATGATTAGAATTAAAGGAAGAAGAGTAAATTTGTTAGTTACTCCAGACCATAAGATATTAAGAAGAACAGGAAGGCATAGTAAACTAAAATTTGAAGAAGCAAAAGATGTTGCAAAAAAGTATCAATTTCGTCTTCCTTTAGGAAATTGGAATAAAGAAAATACTATAAATTATTTAGAGTTAGATGGAAAAAATATACATATTAATGATGTTTGTTATCTTGTTGGAATATTTATTGGAGATGGATGGACTGATAAGAAAAAAATAAAAAGAATTTCAAGAACTGGTTTAAATCGCAAAGAATGGTTAGAAAAGGCATCTATAAAAAGTGGTGGTTGGAAAAAATTAGAAGAAAATGCTGTAGAAAGAGAATACCCTTCTCGTAGAATAATTTTATCAATACCAAAAAAAGATAAAGCAAGAGAAAGAGTGGAAAATGTATTAAATAAATATAAAATAAAACATAGTTGTTATGAGACTGAAATATATTTTTCTTCAAATGATTGGCAAAAGATATTTTTAGAATGTGGAAAGGGTGCAAAAGAAAAAACCATTCCAGAATGGTTACTTAAAGAAGGAAAAGAAGCATTGGAAAGTTTATTCTTCGGGATAATGGATAGTGATGGGCATCAAAATAGAAAATTAGTAACAACATCTGAAAGATTGTTAAGTCCATTTACTGAACTCTGTATGAAAATAGGAAAAACAATAAGAATAACAAAACAAATTGTAACTGGAAATAGATTACCAGATAATAGAATAAATAAAAATATATCAATAGTATACAGAATTTCTTGTGGAAAAACAATGCCATTTATGAAATCAAGTAATTTAAAAGAAGAATATTATGAAGGCATTATTTGGTGTTGTTCTGTAGATAATAAAAATTTATTTATAGAAAGAGAAGGAACAAGCACTTTTTGTGGAAATTCTACAATAGAAACAAATTATGAAGATGAAATTAAAAAGATAAGCAATGCTCCTTCAATTAGTGCAAGACAATATTGGATGCAAAGACTTAAATTTGCCAAAACTTTTTTAACACTTGAACCTCTGGTGGAATTTGATTTAGAAGAAATGATAAAAATTATAAAAGATATTCAACCAGACTTTGTAAATATCGGAGCTGATTCAAAAAGGAATAATCTTTCTGAACCTTCTTGGAATAAAGTTCAAGAACTAATTAAAAGACTAAAGGAATTTACAGAGGTAAAAATTAAATCTAATTTGGAGAGGTTAAAGAATGATACAAACACAATATAGATATTGTGGGGGGATTATGGATAATGAATGGATTACCATCAATTAAAAAGTTAGAAGAGAAGTATAAATTAGATGAAGATAGATTACTTAAAATTATTCACGAATGTGTTAAATATTATTTATCAGAGGAAGAGCTTTTTAGTTTTATCCTGGAGTATTATATGAAGAGGGAGGATAAATTCAATAAGAGGCTACAAACTAAATTTGTTACTACTATATAGGGGTTAGAAAGATTTATAAAGGTACGAGACATTAATAAATTAAATAAAATGAAAAAATTACATTTTTGGACGTGGGCATTTATTATTGTTGGAATAATTACATTTATTGCTTCAACAATTTGGTTTAATAAATATCCAAATTTGTCCGAGTATTTTGTTTATCTTGGTGGAGCAGTATTTTTGTGGATGTTAGCTGGACTAATAGAAGTTTTAAAGAAAGTCATGGATAAACAAGTGGATTTAGAAAATAATCAAAGAGAATTGCAAAGATGGGTTACTGAACAAGAAAGGTATAATGAAGAGAGCCATTAATTAGAAAAATTTAGGAAATAAAAAATGGAACCAGAAATAAAAAAGATAAATTCATTGTTAAAGTTTTATTATAAGAATGATGTTGATATTGCTTTAAAAATTAAATCATTAATTCCTTTAATAGTGAGGGGAAAGATAATGAAGAAGAATTATATTGGAGATAAATATATAATAATGAGGGGAAGAGAAATTACTTCCAATACATATAAGAATCCAATAAAGATTTTTATAGAAGATGTAGAGTTGAATTCAATTATTCCTCTTGATTACGAAAGAAAAGAAAATAAAAATAAAAGGTCTCCCCTTCCTCCAGCATTAAGATATAAGATATTAAAAAGGGATAGAAACACATGTCAATCCTGTGGTGCTCGTTCCCCTGAAGTTGAATTAGAAGTAGATCATAAGATTCCTGTTTCAAAAGGGGGGACAGATAATGAGGATAATTTAATAACTAGATGTAGGGATTGCAATAGGGGGAAGTCAGATCAATATTAAAATGACAGAAGAAATATGGAAACAAAGAGAAATTAACAAGTGTAATAACCTTCTTTCAGATACAACTTTAAGAGATGTTGAAAGACACCACATAGTTAATTACTTAAATTCATTAAAGAATATTAAGTTCATTAAAGAATAAAAGGAGGAAAAAATAAAATGGTTGAAACAAAAGAAGATAAAAAATTCTACAAGGATGTTGAACCACTAATAGAACAGTTGGGAAAAATAATAAGAGAGAATGAATATCCTTTGGCTTCTTGTGTTTATTGTATTGGTTGTCTTGTGGATGAGGTAGCAGAAACACACTTTGAAGCATATGGAGTTTTATTAGATACCTTAAATTGTGAAGTAGGAAAAACTTCACTTAAAAAATAAATAAACAAAGGAGGAAAAATGGAAGATAAAGAAATTGTAATAAAAATAAAAGTAAATTGTGAGAAAGATGAGTTTGGAAATATAATTGACTTAAATGGGTTTGAGGATGGAAAGCCAATTCAAAATACAAGTACAATTATTGGATGGCTTGAAATGGTTAAGTTGCAAGAAGCCCTTAGAGTTCTTATACCAAAAAATAAAATATGACAAACGAATACATTCCAGATAAAGATGCTAGTTTAGGTTTAATTTTTAGATTGAATAATTTATGGGCTGAGATTGATCTTGTATCTTCTAATGGAAAATATGACATTTGGAATTACAAATTAGATTGTATATATCGTAATCTTTCATTTAGAGAACCAATGGTTCCAGAAGTTGATAAAGTAACAGGGAAAATAATTAATGTTTTAGTTTCTGAAAAAGATTTAAAAATATATAGATATCTTTCTATGGAAGTTGCAAGAACAAGAATGGCTTCTTTAAGAAATAGGAATCCAAAACTAAAATATCAAAAAAGAAGTGAATGGTATTATGCAATCCAAAAGAAAGATATGTACCTTAGGAAATTTATGCAGGTCTTGAAATTATATCTAAAGGAAACAGAACAAACTCCTGGAAATACAATGTACGGGATTTCTAAAAAAAGGCGTCAAAGATGATTGTAACAGATTATAAGTGGAAGGATGAATCTGGAGAAATAAAGCAAGGATATTATATGGATGGAAAGCTTACAGAAAATCTTTCAGAGATTGTACCTTACTTAGATAAAGGGTTTGATAGTGTGGGAATTATCTCTGGTTCAAATAGAACAGGTGTAGGCAAAACTACTTTCGCTTTTCAGGTAGGATTTTTCATAGCTTGGTTAATTGCAGGTGGCAAAATGGATTTAAGAAAATATGAAGACTCTAATATATTTATCCATCCAGTTGTACTTAAGAAGCCAAATAAACCTGTTAGATTTAATTTGGATAATGTTGTTTTTTCCCCTGGTGAATTAATGAAGACTGCCAGAAAATTACCAAGGCGTTCTGTGATTATATATGATGAAGGAAGAGCAGGAGTTGATTCTAGAAGTGTAATGACAGCATTAAACCGAGAACTAGAAGAATTTTTTCAAGTCTGTAGAATTTATGGACATGTATTTATTATTGTAATTCCAAATGCTTTCAAATTACATGAAGATTATTTTGTTTCAAGAGCCGATTGGCTTTTAGATACTTACTTAGTGAATAATTGTGAAAGAGGGAACTTTAGATATTGGTCTAGAGATAAAAAAGAAGCACTATATGTTTTCGGAAAGAAGTTATTGAGTGCTTCTAGGAAATACAAAATAGAAACACCAAATTTTTTTGGGTCTTTTACTAAATTATTTATGCTAGATCAAAAAGAATATGAAAAAAAGAAATTGAAGGCTCTAAAACAAGCTGAAAAAACTCAAAGGGGGTATAAAATGAAAGTTCAGAGAGATGCTTGGGTATATTTATGTAAAAAGTTAACAAATAAATCTCATAAGGAACTTTCAGAAGAAATATCTAAAGAATTAAATAAAAAAATAGGGGAGCAGGCAATTGATAGATACATAAGGGAAAATAAAGCATTTAAAGAAGGAAAGGAATATGAAGATGAAGATTTTTCAGAAGATTATACATAAAAACACACCATATATGCCTATTTGCCTATTGTGTGTGCGAAATAATCATATCTTTAACTTAGATGTAATCACGTGGGGGCACACATTAAAAGGTGACTAGTTAAAATGGATGAGAAACAAAGAACAAAAGAGAAAGGATTGAGGGTTTGGAGAGGTTGGAACAATGGAAACCTTAGAGGATATTATAATATAGGAAAACAAATCCAAAAGGAATATGGTTTGACAGATAAAGATATAGCTGATATGAAAAGGATAAGAAGAAATAAGTATGCAAGATTAAAAAGAAAGATAATCAAACTTGAAAAAGAAGCACCTTAAACCAGCTATTGTATTAATTGGAGCTTCTGGCAAACAAAAAAAATAAAAAATAATTAAATAAATAGGCATTTATTTATTTGTATTTATTTGTTAATTAATTGTATTTATTTGATTTATTTACACCTGCACTAACCCCTATTTATTTAATTCAAATAAATAATAATTCACTACTAAATAATTACTACACTTCAAAATGACTTTCGCATTTTCGCATTTTTCGCATCATTTAGGATGTGCCCTTCTTTATGCTACTACTTTCAAGGGGTATTTATTGTTACCACTTTAAAGTGTATATTACAAAAGGGGTTTTACTTATTGCTATATTTCAAACACAATAAACCTTAAAAGCCAATTTTAAAAGTGTTCGTTTTTTCAGTAACAACAATTTTAAAGTAACAACAAAACACCTGACGATAAAACACAACACCAAAAAAATTCACTATATACAAGTTGAAAAGGTTTATAAGCAATAAAGAACTCTCTATTTTATGAAAGGGTTAAATTTCATTAAGGGAGAGTTGAGGGGTTTTCTCTCTCACATAATAAACAAAAAAACCCCAAGATATTAAAATGGAAAACACAAACAAAGAACAAAACACATACAGAGAAATAAAGGGTATAAATGATTTAAATAAAGAAGTTTATTTTTATGATTATACAAAGAAGGAATATTATTTAAAAGGGATATTAAAGTATTTTGATTGTGGTTTATTTTGCATAGAATTAGCAAATGGAGAAATAAAGAATTTTCAAACAGGATTTATTAAGGAGTTAAAAGAATAATGGAATATCAAGCAGAAGTAAATTTAATAGATGTTAGAACAGGAAAAGAGATTAAAAGATTTTTAACAAAAAAACAATTTGAAAACTTACCTATTTATTTATGCTTACCTTATGAATATGAAGATAAAAAGAGGTTATTAAAAGAATAATGGAAACACAAACAGAACAAGAGATGAAAAAAAGACAACAAGGAAGGATGAAATGTATATATTGCGGAAAGAAATTAAGAAGACTTTCTTCAAATTATAATTCAACAAGATATAATAATTCTAATAGTTATGCTTTTTCAAATTGTCATAGAAAATGTAAGGAATTAAAAGAGGTATTAAAAGAATAATGGAAAACAAAACAGAACAAGACAACGAACAAGACGAGGAACACTCTTTAAATAAATTTGAGTGTTTTAAATGTGGTTGTTACTTTTGGGTTAAGGATAGAAATAATTTTGATTGTCCTAATTGCGAAACATTAAAACAAAGCGAACAAGAAACAAAAGAGTTTATACAGGAACAAGCAAACGAAAATATATCAAATCTTCTTTTAAATAAACCAAGAGCAAAACAGATTAATAAAAAGATGTCTGAATTTGTTAAGGGGTTAAAATGAATTATAAATTAATTGTGGATAACGGAAAACCTTACGAAGAATATTTTAAAAATAAAGAACTTTTGTTTAATGAATTACTTAATTTAGAACAAGAGAACGAATTAAACGACTATCCTTTTTTAGATATAATTATTTTAAAAGGAAATAGAGATATAACCGAAAGAGTTTTTTATGAATATAATTTTAAAAAAGAAAGGATAGGATTTTTAAAATGACTTTAAATCCTGAAATAGAAAAAGAGAAAATAATAAATAAGTTTATTTATCTATCTGAAAAATACCACAAATTAAGTTTATTATTTTATGAATTAAGCCAAAGTATAAAATTTTATTCTAAAAATAAGAGTTTAAAAGAAATGAAAGAGTATATTAAAAGTTTAAATTTAGATTTAGAAAAGATTAAGGGATTAAGTAAAGGATTACAAGATTTAAGTTTAAAAGATTTGAAAGGGGGTTTAAGTGAAAATGATGACTAAACAACATTATCAAATTTTCGCAAGTGCTTTAAGTTTAATAAAAAATAATAAAGAAAGAGATAAAATTTTAAGTTTTTTATTACCTCTTTTTAAACAAGAGAATTATAAATTTAGTGAAGGTGTTTTTAGAGAGTGGATAAGGAGAGAAATAAAAGGAGAAAATTTAAAGGGTTTGAAAAGTCAAGCATCAAAACATTATTAAAAATGGAAGAAAAAAGCGAATATGATTTAAAAGCAGAACAATTTTTAAAAGAAACTGAAACAACTTTTAAAGCTAAGTTTCTTAAAAATGGTTTATACTTTTCAGATGATAAAGAGCCAAGAGATATTTATAAAATAACTCTTAAAAGAGAATATGAAAAATATACTTTTAAATTTGGGCAAAGCATAGCCGACACAGGAAAAGAGCCGACACCCTACGATGTTTTAAGTAGTGTAACAAAATATAACCCAGAAGATTTTAAAGATTTTTGTTCGTCTTATGGTTACGAAGAAGACAGCAGAAAAGCATATAAAACTTATAAAGCAGTTGTTAAGGAATGGGAAAATATAAGCAGTTTATTTAGTTCAGAGGAATTAGAAAAACTACAAGAGATTAATTAATTTATATTTACACTCTCAATTTATTTTTATAGAGAGTTCATAATCAAAAAAAGGTTAATAGATAAACCTTAAAATATCTATAAATGAAAGGAGAAAATAAGAAAAATGGAACAAGAACTTTTAAACAAAATACAAGATAAAGAGAGAGAACTCTTAAATTTAACTTCTCAATTAGAAGATTTTAAACAAAAAGAGAAAGAATCTATTTTAAAGACAAAAGGATTTAATAAAGTTTTATATCTTTTAAATCAAGAATTTGAAAGCAGTAGCCAAAGAACACCACAATATTTAGAATTCCATAAGACTTTTAAAAGAGAATTCACAAATATTTTAAAGGATTATTGCAATAAAATAGAAATATCAAAACCGAACCATTTTGATATATCAGGTTTTTTTGAACTTAAAGACAAAAGAATTTATTATTTTTCTCTTAGTGATTTAAGATGGAGCAAAGATAGTTTATTAATAAGGACAGCAAAAGGTTTTAAAGATTATACTGGAGGAAGTAACCACGATATATCTTTAGATTTAAATTTTATTGAAAATCTTTTAAGTTACTTAGAAAGAAATAAACATTTTGATAGTGTAAAAGATTAAAATGAAAATAACAGAAGATAAACAAAACGAAATTATAGGAGAATTGCTTATAAAAGAAAAATATAAGTTTATTCAAAATGGTTTAATCGGAGAGATCGCCAGGGATATTTTTAAGGAATTAGAGAAAGAATCCAAATAATTAATTTAATATTCAAACCCCAATTAATTTTTATGAGGTTTTAGGGCTTATTGAGAGAGTGAAACAAACACTTTAAAAAATATTCATACTCAATAAGCCGAGAGCAAACAAGGGGGATTAGATCCCCCTTGTTTTTTAATTCTTGACTTATTAAAAGAAAAAAAGGAGAAATAAGGAAATAAACTAAAGAATATTAACCAAAAGGAAAAACTAAGATGAAAACAAACGAGGAACTTTTAAAGATTTGGGATAATAAAGAGAATTCATATAAGGATTTTTGGATTTATGAAAGATTGACATTAAAAGAAAAAATGATTCTTTTTGATTTATTAAATAATAGGGGGATGAAGGCAAATTAAAAACAATATGTCATTTAACACAATTAAAAGGAGGTTTAAAAAATGGGATTAATACAAGAATTGGATTATTTCGTTCAGTATTGCAAAACAGAAACAAAAGCAAAACGAATGAAAAAGAAGGATTTTGAGAGAATTATAAAGGCAGTTGATACTTTGCAAAATGTCATGGAAAGTTTGGGATATTAATTTATTTTATTTTTTAATTTTATTTTTTTCCCAAAAGAGGCAAAATAAAGAATAGTTACTATTCTTTTTTAATTAAATGAAGTGGAGAAAAAATGATAAGAAAATCAAAAGAATATATAAAAGGATTTACAGATGGATATAAAAAAGCAAGAAAAGATTTTGAAAAAGTAAGGAAAACATCAGAAAAAAGAATGAAACCAATAAGAGAAGCAATTAGAAAACTTGGTAATCTATAAATTCAATTAAACTAAATAGGAGGTATAGAAATGGAATATCAAATAAACTTAACTGCGAAAGAAATAGGAATTATCCAAAGTGCTTTGAGGCACATAGATGGAGTTCTAAATACAGAACTTATTACAAACCACATAGAAAGTCAATTTGTTGAGCAGTTAAAAAAGAAGTAAAAGAATAGTTACTATTCTTTAATGATTAGAAAAGTTTAAATACTTTTTTAATTAAATTAAATAGGAGGTTAAAGAAAATGGGAGAAAGAAATAGCATATATTTGATGAATGATGAAATATATCTTTATTCACACTGGGATACAGCAGAAGGATTAAGAGATATTTTGAGAAGTGCTTTAATTAGAGGAAAAGAAAGATGGGATGATAGAAGTTACCTTAATAGAATTATCTTTTCTGAAATGATTAAAGATGAAGTTTTAGAATTAACTGGATATGGTTTATCTAATTTTGTTCCAGATGGGCAAGTTGTTTTAAGTGTAGATGTAGATAAGCAAGAAGTTAATGGGAAAAGCTTTGAAGAATTTACAAGATAATCAATTAAACTAAACAGGAGGTATAAAATGAAAATAAAAAAAGTAGTTAGATTAGAGGGTTCAGAAGAGACAATAGAGGTTACATTCGAACATAATGGGCAAGAAGCAAAATTTACTTATACCCTAATTGGAAGAGAAATTGGGATCGATGAATGCACTTATCAAGAAAAAGAAGATGAGGACATTTATGATATTATTCACGATTGGGTTGAAGCATACATAACCACTAAAACGAAAGTTTTATTTGATGGAAAGGAAGTAAATTATGATGGAATCATCTTAACTAAATAAAACAAGGAGGTATAAAATGGTTAATTTTTGGAATGGTTCGGTTCAAGAAGGAAGTGAAGGATTTGAAGAACAAGACGAAGACGAATACGAAGAATAAAGTAGGACATAATTTTTATTTTTATTTTTTGTATTATTAATAGTGAAGGCATAGCCTAATAGCAGGTAATTAAACAAAATGGAGGATAAAAATGAAAGAACTAACACAACAAGAAGAGTTAGATAGAGAAGAAACTATAAAAGAAAAGTTTGAAGAAATGTTTAGTAAGTATACTTTAGAAGATCTTTATTTAATTCAAGAAGAATTAGAGAAAGAAATAAGGTTAAGTGAAACTGCTAAATCCCAAGGATTTGAGTAAAATTTGAGTAAATATTCAATTAAATAAAATGGAGGTAAATAAATGGTATATTTGGGAATAGTCACATCACCCTTATTAGAAGTTTCTGATGGTAAAATGTTTGGTTGTTTCCTTTTTGTATTATTTCTCCTTGGAATTTATATGTTTTATATTTTTCCAAATAAAGCAAAAAGGATAAAGGAGCAGGAACAGGAAATTGAAAGGTTGATATTAGTGGTAAAAAAATTAGAAGAGGAGAATGCTCGATTAAGCAGGAATTATTAATCTTTTTTGTTTTGTCACCACTAAAAAGTTAATAGAAAGATTTAAATAGTCTTTGTCTTTCAATGAAAGAATAAACAATCACTTGATTATTCATTTTATAAAATGGAACAAAAAACAATAGGGAAAACAAAACAAAAAAAGGGGGGTGGGTTATTTAGTGTTGCTCTTTATGTAAGAAATAGTACAACAGAAGAAAGACAAAACCCCAATGTTCAATTAAATCCTTTAATAAACAAATGCAAGACGGAAGGTTGGAATTATGAAACTTTTCAAGAGTTTGCTTCTGGTTCAAAAGAAACAAGACCAGAGTTGGACAAGATGTTAAAGAAAGTTAGGAATAAAGAATTTGATGCTGTTGTTGTTTGGAGATTAGATCGGTTGGGAAGAAATCTTAAACATCTTTTACAATTGATAGAAGAATTTAGGAATAAGAATGTTAGTTTTATTTCTTTAACAGAAGGATTTGATACCTCAACACCCCAAGGAGAACTATTTTTTCATATAGCAGGAGCATTTGCTCAATTTGAAAGAAAGTTAATTCAAGAAAGAATCAACGCTGGATTAAACGAAGCAAAAAGGCAAGGAAAGACACTTGGAAGACCTACAGGTTCTAAAGATAAAAAGCGAAGAAGAACTTCAGGGTATATTCATAGGTGGTTAAAAAAATGAGAATAATAACTTTAACAGATGTTCATAGAATATTAGATAATACAAAGAAAGAAAGTCAAAGGGCAATATTTTTATTTATGTATTTAACTGGGGTTAAAATTGGGGAAACATTTAAACTTGAAAAAAGGGATATGATTGATAGCAATCATATAAAAGTTGGTGGAAGGATTATTTTTATAGATTCATTAATATTTAAAAGTTATATTGGAAAATATTTAGAAAACTTTTTACCATTTCATAGATTTGTTGGAATTAGAGCATTACAAAAAACATTTAAAAATGTTTTAAAGAAGATTGGTGGGTCTGAAAAATGGACTTTAGATGATTTGAGAAAAGGGTTTTTTGTAAGGTGCTTAGCAGAAGGTAAAGATACTTCAGAAATTTGTTATTCTCTTGGGATTAAAGAAAAACAAGTTTATATTATGAGGGATTTACTTTTGTTAAATAATGGTGTTTCAAAAAAAGATAGAGATTTGGTATTTAAAAGAGACAATTTTACTTGTAAGTATTGTAGTAAAAGTTCTCCTGAAGTTGAATTAGAGATAGATCATATTATCCCTGTAGTGAAAGGTGGGAGTAATGATTTAGGAAATTTACAAACATTATGTAAGGATTGTAATGAAAGGAAGGGGGATAAATTTTAAAATGAACATTGAATCTGAAGTAAAAGAAATTATACGATCTGGAGGAACTAATGAAGAAAAGGCAAGAAGAATATGTAATACAGCTAACTTTTCAGAGGCAAAGGTTTTAAAGGCATTAAATAAAGGTGGAGAAAGGGTTTCAGATATTTATTTAAATATAGTTGTGGAGAATAAAAAATGATATACAACTACTACATAAAGGGAGGAATATCTTAAAGAAAATGGAAAACAAAAAATATTCAATAATCTATGCAGACCCTCCTTGGGAATATAATAGTAGAGCAAATCATAAAACAAGGTTTAGAGGGGGAGCTTGTGGTCATTATAATTTAATGAGTATGGAGGAAATTAAGAAATTACCAATTAATGAATTAGCAGAAGATAATTGTGTTTTATTTATGTGGGTTACATTTCCTTATTTAAATGAACAAATTAAGTTGTTTGAATATTGGGGATTTAAATATAAAACATTAGGATTTAGTTGGATTAAAATAAATAAGAGAAATGGAAAAGCTTTTTTTGGAGTAGGATATTATGCTAAGAGTAATTGTGAGGTTTGTTTAATGGGAATTAAAGGAAAGATGAAACCTATATCTAATAATGTAAGTTCAGTAATTATTTCTCCAAGGAGAGAACATTCAAGAAAACCAGATGAAGTTAGAGAAAAGATAGTAGAGTTATTTGGTGATGTTCCAAGGATAGAACTTTTTGCAAGACAAAAAGTAGAAGGTTGGGATGTATGGGGTAATGAAGTTAAATCTGATATTGAATTAAATTCGGAGGTTCCAACTCCTTCCTTGTAATAAAAAATGACACAAGCACAATGCAGATTTTGTAAAAAAATAATAATTGAAAACTGGGAAAAGTTTTTAGAAGAATCAAGTGAAAAATATATTCAATGTCCATATTGTAAAACACAATTTCCCAATCCAAAATTTACTAAAGAGGAGACAGATTAAAATGGAAAAACAAAAGAAAAAGACTAAAATATTATTTATATGTATGGCCAATACTAACAGGAGCCCTACTTTTGAAAGATATTTTAAAAAACATTATGATAAGAAATTTGAAGTAAAAAGCACAGGAACTTATTATGGCTATCCAGAAAGATTAACAGAAGATATACTTGAATGGGCAGATATAGTTTATGTTATGGATTTATCACAGGAATTGTTTATTTCAAGATATTTTCCAGAATATGTAAAGAAAGTGGAAGTTATAGGAATTTCTGATCAGTATAATCCTGATGATGAAGATTTAATTGAGTTAATAGAATATTGGATAAAAAAGAAAGGAGAATTAAAATGAAAGATAAAAAAATTAAAATAGAACGAAGTAGATGTGTTATGTGTGGGGCATTTCCAGAGAAAAGGATAAATAGGGATACTGAAGAAATAGTTGATATATATTTCATAGACCCAAAAACAAAAGAACAATTGTGCGAAAAATGTAATAGAATTAATAATATGATTTATAATACAAGGGGGGAAAAAATATCTGGAAAGATAATAATTAAAAAATGAAAGGAGATTTAAAATGAAATTAAGTAAAAATGGTGATTATGTTACCATTATAAAGTGATTAGAAAGATTTATAAAGGAGAGAATATTAAATAAAATATAAAATGAAAATTAAATTTGAATATGGAGATGAAGAAGTGGAAATTCCTAAAGTATTTTTGGATGGTTTTAAACAAGCAAAGAAAGAAGAAAAAGATTTAACGATTGAAGAATATTTTGATGAATTAGATTATGATAATTATTCAGAATATTATGGTAAAATAGTAGATAAAGAAATGGCTTTATTTTTAATTGCAAAAGAACTTGGAACTGATTATGGATTTGGTGGTTATCCGAGAGAAGAATATATGAACTTTGAGGATAATGGATTTAAATATACTATTTGTTGTTTTGGTTGGGCTAATGATGAAAATTTAAAAAGTGGAGGATATAATTTTATAGGATATAAGGAGAAAATAAGTTTTGTAACAAATAAAGAAATAAAAATAGTTGAAGATAGAATTTCAGATATATGTGGTGGATTAGCCAGCTTAGCAGAAACAGATGGAACAGAAAGTGATGCTTATAGAGAATATAAATGTGATTTAGATGATAAAAAACTTGAGTTAAGAAGATTAAAATATAAATTAAATAAAAAATGAAACAAAAAAATAAAGAAATAAACCATATAACTATGTGTCCTTATTGCAGACAATTATTTGATATAGCAGTTGGAGATAAATTTATGTCTGGAGAAATTAAAAGAAGATGGCCAGAGAAAACAATTCATTATAGCGATTATGATGGTAAAGAAATAATTATTCATCCAGAAGCAGAAGAATATAAAAAACAGGGAAGGGATATATTAAATAAAGAAATTGAATTAAAAAATGGAACTAAAACAAATACAAACAGATAAGATATTAGCAAACTTCTCACAGCCACGAGAACATTTTGATAAAGAAAAAATAAGAGAACTTTCAGAAAGTATTCTTTCTAATGGATTAATTAATCCAATTACCGTTAGAGAATATAAAGATAAGTTTATGATTGTTGCAGGAGAGAGAAGATGGCAGGCACACAAAGTTGCTGGATTAAAAACTATTTCTGCATTTGTTAAAGAATATAAGAATGATGGGGTATGGATGATTGAAAGTTTAATTGAGAATGTTCATAGAGAAGATTTAATGCCTTTGGAAAAAGCAAAATTCTTAAAAAAGATTAAGGATATTGAAAATATTTCTGAAAGAGAATTGGCTAAAAAGGTTGGAATAAGTCAAACAGTAATTAATCAACATTTATCACTTTTGCCTATTGAGAAAGAAATTGAATTGATTGGCATGCCAATCAAAGATTATACAACAATTTCACAAATAGCTTCATTACCATCAAAAGATGACAGAGCAAAAGTATTCAAAAAGATGGAAGAAAGAGGGGTTGCTGAAACTCGTAGAGTAGTATCTGTAATAAAAAAAGCATCACCAGAAGTTAAAGAAGCACTCCTTGACGATAAAATAACTGTTCAACAAGCAGAAAGTTTAACTAAGATAGAATCTCCAAAAGCAAGAGAGCAAGCACTAAAAGAAGTAAAACAACATAGGCATATTGCAGACATAATTCCAAAATTGAAAGAAAAAGCAAAACCAGAATTAACAGATGATTTAAAGAAAAAAATGAATTCTGCACAAAAAATAATTTTTAATCATTTGTATGATGCGAGGGTTGGATTGATAAAAGCAAATAACAGTTTGAGTAAAGCTAATCTTATGTTATATCAATTAATGCAAAGAGAGTTTGAATATGGTTTGTCAGAAAAGACATTAAAAACAACAATGCAGCAAATGATTGGGATTTTTGACGAAATCAATAAATTCAACATTTTAACTGAAAAGTTTGAAGATTTGAAAGAAACTTTTGTTGGAAGAGTTAAGGAAATTAAAAAATGACAAAAATTAATTGGGAGTTAGGAAAAGTGACTAAAGAAGAAATTGTTGAACATTTGAAAGAATTTCACCAAGTTGATTTTAATGATAGAAGAGCATTAGGTATAATAGAATTTATTGAAAATCATTTTCCAGATTTAGTTCAAGATTGTGATGTTATTAGAAATGATTTTTATGGAAAGGTAAGTAAAAAGAAGATTGATAAAGTTTATTCATTAATAAAATTATCATTGAAAGAATGTGAAACAAATGGAATTCCTGTAGTAAATGTTTATGATTTTAATGAGCAAGGAAGTCCAGAATGGAGAATTTGTAAACCAACACAAGACCAAATAGAATATTTGAGATTTAAAAGATGGTTAGCAATGATTGAAGGATTAGCAAATAAAACATTACTTCAAGGAAATCTTATAGAAGAACTTGCTCTTGATGAAGTTTTAGGGGATATAAAGAGAACAATCATTGAAGGGCAAAAGAAGAGGATAAAACTTAAAGTAATAGCAAATTAATAAAAGTTTCATCATTCTTTTAAAAATAGTAGTTTTGTTACTACTATTTAATATTCACAAAGGTTTATAAATTGGTTTTGTTTAAGAAAGAATATGACATTAAAAAAATACGAATTACTTAATGAAAGTTTAAAAGCAGTATCAGAAGGAGCAATAAATCTCCTGGTTTTAAAAGGAAATGCTGGATCTGGGAAAACTTTTACAACTCTTAAGTATATGAAGAAAGCAAAGATAAATTACAAATACATTAACAATTATGCAACACCCCTTTCATTCTATAAAATTATTTATGAAAATAGGAAAAAAGATATAATTATATTTGATGATGTTCAAAGCATTAATGACCCTAGAATTAAATCCATGTTAAAATCTGTTTGTGGAGAATTAGATGATGGGAAACGAATGGTTAGTTACTATTCAACATCCCCCTTGCTTGAAAAGAACAATTTGCCAGATTCTTTTGAACCAAAGGCAAACATCGTTTTAATTTTTAATGATGATATTTCTGGGTTTGAACCAATAACAAATAGAGGAGTAACAATTGACTTCTTTTTTAATTTCCAGGAATTAATAGAGATTTTTGAATTCTTTCAGAAATCAGCTAATATAGAACAGGAAGTTCTTGATTATGTCAAAGAGAGTTGTAATGAAGCTACAAGTAATTTAAGCATTAGAACACTTGTAATTCTTTCAAATCTTTATAGGAAGGGATATGATTTTAAAATCTTCGCAAAAGAGATATTAAAGACTGATAAAGGGCTTTATGACTTGATAAAACTTAGTGAGAAAGATTGGTGTAATGAGACTGGAATGAATAGAGCTACATATTATAGGAAAAAGAAAAGTCGCAAAAGTCGCATCATTTAGGATGTGTGCTTGTTTATATTGCTACTATAAAATGATGATAAAAGTTTATAAAGGAGTGAGTTTTAAATAAAAGATAAAATGAATCTTTTTATACAAATGAAAGGAGGTAAAGAAAAATGAAGATATATAATATAACAATTGTAGGAACAAGTCCTTTGCTTATGAATAGACCATCTCAATTAGATATTGGTGATAAATCAAAAACAGCAAAGCGAGAAACACAAACCCCTAAGGAAATTGCAGAAGCTAAACTTTATATTGATTCAGAAGATAGAATATATTGTCCTGCTACTTGGTTTCATGGTTGTATAGTTGAAGCAGGAAAGCAAAAGAAGATGTTAGGCAAGGGTTCTGCGAGAGCAAATTATTCAAAAGTTTGTGGTTCAAGTGTTGAGATAAATCCATTTGAAATTTTATTAAAAGATAAATGGAAAGTATTTTCAATATTGGCTGTTAATCCAACAACAAAGGGAAAAAATATTTTGCATAGACCCCAATTTGATAAATGGGAATTGAATTTTGAAGTAGCATTTGAAGAAGAACAAATTGAAGTTTCAGTAATGAAAGAAATATTTGATATTGCTGGAAGACAGGTTGGAGTTGGAGATTGGAGACCTGCAAAGAAAGGAAGATTTGGAAAATTCCAAGTTACTTTGTGGAAAGAGAAAAAATAAATCACAAATCATAATCACCTTAATAAGTGATTGAGGTGGGGTGAGGTGGGGTGAGGTCCAGTGAGGTGGGGTGAGGTATGGTAAGGTCCGGTTTGGTGAGTTTGTCTATTCTCATAAAAATAGACATCATAGTCATAGAAATATGATTGCGGTGTGGTGGGGTTTGGTAAGGTAAGGTGTGGTGAGGTAAGGTATGGTATGGTGTGGTGGGGTGAGGTATGGTATGGTTTGGGAGTTTTGCTCTTCTCTAAAAAGGGCAATCATAATCAAGATAAAAATGTTACCCCTTTCAAGTTAATAGAAAGATTTAAATAGTCTTGATTTATTGATATAATAAGAAATATGGGAAAAAAGAAAATAAATAAATTAGTAAGAAAATAAAATGAAATCAGAAATTGAATTAGGAGATAAAGTGAAATGTTTGATTACAGGATATGAAGGAGTAGCAGTTGCTAAAACAGAATTTATTAATGGATGTATTCAATTTAGTATAGCTAAACAATTAAAGAAAAAAGATGAAAGATTTCCAGAATTTGGTGACCCATCAATAGATAGTTCAAGTTTAAGGGTTATTAAAAAAAGAGCAGTTGATTTAAGAGAAAAAGAAGAAAAAATAGAAAGGGTAAAAGAGAGAGAAAAACATACAGGTGGTCCAACTAAATTTATGGGCCCTATGAGAGGATATTAATAAAATGGAAAAGAAAGAAGATATAGAAATAAAAGAAAAAATTGATAGAATTTTATTAAATCAAAGAGCAATAATGAAAAATTTAGCTTTTGGTTTTCCAACTCTAATGAAAGATGAAATATTAAATCAATCTCTATTAACTGGGATTGAAGGAACAGAAGAAATTTTCAATAAGAATCTTGAGGAGGATAAAGAATAATATGGGAGAAAGATATGAACTTATAAAAAATTGTGCATATTGTGATACACTTCACGAAGATATTTACTTTGCTCCTACTTGTGGATTTCACACTTTCTCTTGTGATAAATGTGGAAAAAGAAATTTCATTGTCTTAGATGATTCTTTTACTGTTAAGAAAATGGAAGATGTCACCTATGAAGATATTTATAACTCAATATCTCAAGCATCAAGTATGATGAGTGAAAAGCAAATAGAAGCTGAAGCACAAAATGTTTTTAGATCTTTATTAAAAGGGTTAGAAATAGAAAAATGAACAAACTTAAATCACTAACTTGGAAATACTTTTTGAAACAAAAGAAAGAAGAGATAGGAGATTGGATAGATGATTCTTGGGAGCATATATTCGTTATATCTTTATTTGTTGGAGTTTTTCTTCAAGTAGGTTGGAGTGGAGAAAAGACTTATTGGATTGCTATTATTGGATTATGTGTTTTGGGTATATGGGTTATAATTGGAATAATATCATTAATCATTGTCATTTATGATTGGATTAATTCCAATTGGAAGGAAGCAAAAAGAAAAGCAAAAAAGGAATTACAAAAATGAATAAACTAAAATCACTAACTTGGAAATACTTTTGGAAACAGAAATGGAAAGAAATAGCAAATGTTTTATTCATTATATTCATTATTTTAGGAGTATTAGGATTAGTTGTTCAAGCTGGTTGGCTATGTAAATATTCTAATTCAGTTGAATGTGGAAATAGTGTTAAATGTATATGCAAAGTTCCTTATGAATCAACTTTTCCCCAATGGATTATGTATTCTGGATTTGTTACAACAGGAATTTGGATAATGATTGGTTTAGTATATTGGATTAGTTCTAATTGGAAAGAAGCTAAAAGAAAAGCAAAGAATGAGATTGGTGGTAAAAAATGAAAAGTAAAAGATTAGAAATGATAGAAGAAATATGTATTAGGAATGAAAGAAAATTCATGGAAGTTGCAGAAATATTTTTAAAATATAATGCAAGAGTTTATGTAAGAAGCATCAAAGGGGGAGAATCTTTTAAATTATACAATCCTATCCTGGAAGAAGAAACAATGAGATTAACAGAAAGATATTTTGATATTAAGGCATATAAAGAATTAAGGAGATTAAAAAATGGTTAAATGTGCTTTATGTAAAAAGAGAAAGGCAGAATTAACTTATACAGAAGGCATGATGTCTTATATTCATGGATTTACTCAAGAAATATGCAGACTATGTTTTATAAGTATGCTTGAGAGACATATAAAAGATTGTCAGAAACAATTAAAAGAACATAAAAAATTATTAAAAAATGGTTAAACATAATATTGGATTAAAACCAAAATGCGAAGTATGTGGAAATAGAGGCAAGGTAACTAAGGAAGGATTATGTGCATTATGTTACAAAGATAGGTTCGGAGTTTGGTCAAGAGATTTTATGGCTGACTCCGATAAGAGAGGAAAATGAATAAACAAAAGGAGTTAATAAAGCTAAAATGATAAAAATACAAGATATGCCAAAGATAGAATGTCCTTTTGTAAGAGTTATGAATGAAAAATTGGATTATGTAGTTATAGACAAAATTGTAGAAGGATATGAATGGGTCTTCAACGATGAAAATGTTATGGCTATTGAAAAACTCCACGGAACTAATGTATCTATTGTAATTGAAGAAGGAACTGTTACTGCTATTTTTAATCGAACCGAAAGAATACCATTTATAAATAAAGGAAAGAAATGGTTAATTGAAGGTATACTTAATTCAAAAGAACGGGGTTATTTAGAATTTTTAGGAGATGGACAATTCTTTGGAGAGTTAATAGGTCCAAAAGTAAATGGAAATCCTTACAAATTAAAAGAACATTTGTGGATACCTTTTTCTACTTTTTGCCAAAAACATTTAAGATATAAAAGTTGGGGGAAATATCCAAAAGATTTTAATACAATTTCGGAATGGTTTAAAGAATTAATCCCTTTATATTCATCTATGGTTCAAGGGGAAGAAGGAAGGAAAAATGGATTTGTTGAAGGAATAGTATTCACTCACCCTGATGGAAGGATGGCAAAACTTCGTAGGGATATGTTTGATTGGTATAGAGGAGAAAGGCATAAAGAATGAAAAAGAAAACTTTAAGACAAGGTTTAAATGTTTCAGTCAATGAATTAAGAGATTTAGCAGATGATTTAGAAAGCCAAACAAGACAATTCAATGTAGAACTTGACATTGAAGATTTAGTTGATTTTAATAAGAAATGGCTTACCAATATAATAAATAAAGAACCAGAATGTTCAGATACCTGGATATTGGAAAATTAAAATGACAATAAAAGAAGAAAAAAAGTGTGAAGAACATGAGTTAAATTTGATTGATGAAAACTGGATGTCAGAGGATACAACAATGATTACTGCTAAGTGTAATAAATGTAATTGTGAATTTAGAGGTTTAATAACAAAAATATGATGACAAATAAAACCCCCCAAGAAATTGAAGAAGAAGTTTTGAAGGATTTTGAAGAATGGAGAGAAAAAGGGAATTGGACATCTGATAGCAAAGCAATTAAAAAAGTAATCTTCCTGACTTTCCAAAAATCCCAAGAAATGATGAGGGAAGAGATTGAGAGATTGAGATTTATAACTTATTTTGGGAAAATACCTTCAGTAGCAGAACAAAGTTTAAAATTATCTATACTTGAGGATTTAAAGTCTAAACTTGCAGGGGTAGAAGAATGAAAGGAGAAATTGAAATATGGAATGAAGTGATGAAAGATGATTTAAATAAATCTATTTATAATGTTGGTTTTCAAGAGGGCAGAACTCAAACACTTAGAGAAGAATTAGATTTTTTGAAAAATGATTTGGTTTTTATGAATGATGTAGTTGGATGTGATGCTTGTATAATTTCTAAACAAAGAGTTCAAGATAGAATTAAACTCATCTCCAAGTTGGAAGATGATGAGGTAAAAGAATGAGAACTCAAAAGAGAATAGAAGAAGAAATTATAAGAGAGAATTTTGATAAAAATGATTTAAATAGTATATATCTTATTAAAATAGCAATCCAGAAGACTTTCCAAAAATCCCAAGAACAACAAGCCTCAGCACTTAAGAAAGTTAAAGAGGAAATTCATACTTGTATTGAAAGAGGGCAATTTAATGAAAGATATTTTGGGAAATTATTAGACAAACATTTCGGTGTTTTAGATAATCAAAAAGAATTAGCAGGGGGTGAGAAAAAATGAAAGGAGAAAAGAAAAGAAAAAAAGCAAAATTGAAAAGTATTAAGAAACAATTAAAGCACGGAAAGTTTAATGGAAGAAGGTATAGATGATAATAAAAGAGACTTATTTTCAACAAAGAGTTAATGAAGAAGAGAAATGGATATATAGAAGATTTTATTCTACTAAATCAATAATATTAAATATTTTAACTTTTGGATTATATGGTATGGCTCAATATGTTAATTATCAAAGGAGAATAGGATTAAAATGACACACCTAACAAAAGAAAAAGGTTTGTGCAAATGTTGGCATAAAGAAGATGTACATACTTATAATTATCTCTTAAAGGAAATATTAGATTGTAATTATAAGGATTGTCCTTGTAAAAAGTTTGAGGTTGAAGAATTAGCAGGGGTAAATCATAGTTTACAGGGGTCTGCCTCTGAAATAGAAGAAAAGGGTATGCCTGTAAACACCCGAAAGGGTTTAGATTATCCCTCAATTAGCAGAGAGTTTGGACAGGAAGAAAGGGTTTATGGAAATTATGAATTAAAGTTTGGAGTATCTATTGGAACTGAAGAATTGAAAATTAAGAGGGCAATTCATTTAGCACTTCAAGAAGGCAGACAATCCAAACTAAAAGATGAATTAGAGTTTTTGAAAAGATTAATGAGTAATGAATTTACAGAGGGTATTATTGATGGAAAAGAAAGTCCAGAGATTAAGATTGTTTTGGAAAGAATTAAACAAATCTCAAAAGAATTAGCAGGGGTAGAAGAATGAAAGACGAAGAATTGAAAAAGTATTTAGATTTTTTTGCTACAAAAAACCAATATTCTAATTGGAAAAGTGTTTTGAAAGATAAACAAAGTATGTCTTTTACAGCAAAGGAATTTGAAGAAGAAGCAAGAGAATGTTTCCAAAAAGGCAGACAATCCAAACTAAAAGAAGTTTTGAAAATTGTTGAAGAATTAAAGAAAGTAGCAGATGAAAACGATATGGAAATAGCAATAGATGATGGAGAAAAAGATGGTTTTAGAGTTATTGATTTTAGTGAATATATAGAAAGAGAATTTTCACTCCTCTCTCAGTTGGAAGATGATGAGGTAAAGAAATGAGTGAAGAATTTAAATTTACAAGAGAATGGTTTATGGATAAAGATAATCAAGTTCATACTATTCAAGATGTAGAACTTTTTAATGATAAAGATTGTAAAAATATAATTCAAATAGGAGAACATTTTTTAGTAGATTTAATTCCTATTGAAAATGATGTAGAGATTTGGGAAGTTGAAAATACAAAGAAGAAATATTATGTTAAAAATAGAGGGATGTTACCATTAAAACCAATTAGGAAGATAACAACAGGGAAGCAATTTGGTTATCCTAATGGTTATTGGAAAATAGAAAAAGAATTAGCAGGGGTAAAAGAATGAGTGATTTAACAGAAGCACAAATTGAATTTGTAATTTATAATAAGGGTTTTCAAGAGGGCAGAACTCAAACACTTGAAAAGGTTAAGGAGATGATTGAGAAATTATTAGAAGAATGTAAAGAACATTTAAGAGAAAATCCTTTAAATGATTATTGGGTTGGAAAGGAAATTGGTTTAGAACAAATCTCAAAAGAATTAGCAGGGGTAAAAGGGGAATGAAAAAGATTAGAGCAACAAGAATTGTAAATATTTGGGTTAAACCACATAAAGTAAAAGGATATTGGAAAACAATAAAGAAAATTGTTTATATAAGTTTTAGAGAGAAGAAAAAACAATTATCAGGGGGTGAGGGGAAATGAATTGGAAGATTAGATTAGGATTAACATTTTTAATAGGAATAATAGGAGGATTGATAATATGGTTTTTATCAAAATAGAAAAAGAATTAGTAGGGGGAGAAGAATGAAAATTATTAAAGATATAATAAAATTGTGGAATAAAGGATTTAAGAGGGGATTTAATATTTTTCAATGGTTTCTAATAGGGTTTATGTTTTTAGGAGTTATTGTCAATAATAGGTTTTTAGTTTTATTTTCTATGTTTGTATGTTTATTTGCTTACTTTGAACCAGGAGGAAAAGAATTAGAGGTTGGAGGAAAATGAAAAGGAGAACAAATTATATTTTATTATCTATTATTGGAATGTGTATAAGCACAATATCAATATTAGTTGGAGGAATAAACAATAATTTATTATTTGCAGTTTTAGGGTTGATTGGTGGTTTCAGTATAACATCATTTTCAATAGAAAGAATAAGAGTAATAGAATTTGAAGAAGAATTAGAGGTTAAAAAATGAATATAGAAAATAAGATAGAAATAATAAAAATATTAATTCTTTTAATTATAGGATATATAATTATTATGGCTTTACTTTCAAAAGAGAATGTTACAATAATAAAAGAAGTTTGTTGTAATTGTATAAATTGCTTTGGAGTTATAACCCTAAAATGATTTATCATTTAGTTTCTGTTTTATTGGGAGTTGGAATTGTATTATTAATAAATAGGATAGAAAAAGAATTAGCAGGGGGAGAAGAATGAAAGAAGAAGAATTGAAAAAGGAGATTAAAATATTAAAGAAATTTCCTATGAATAAAAGAGGAAAAGAAATTAAATTAATGGAATTATCTCTTATAGAAATTCAAAAAGAAGCAGAACTCAAAGGATTTCAAGAGGGCAGACAATCCAAACTAAAAGATGAATTAGAGTTTTTGAAGAAAATAAAAGAAATTTTAAGAGGAGTTGGGGATATTGGTATGTTAAATAATAAAATTAAAATGATAGAAAAAGAATTGAGGGTTAGGGTAGAAGAATAATGGATTATTTTTATGAAAAAAAGAAGTAAATGGGTAAAAAAGTGTTCTATATGTGGAAAAGTAATTAGAAATTGGAATAAATCTGGTTTATGTACCTTTCATTATAGGAAAGAGTATTGTAAAAAGCTGGAAGTAAAAGAGAGAAAAAAAGAATACCAGAAAGAATATAATAAAAGACCAGAAGTTAAAGCTAGGAAGAAAGAATATAGTCAAAGACCAGAAGTTAAAGCTAGAATAAAAAAATATAATAGCAAATATAATAAAAGACCAAAAGTTAAGGCTAAGAGAAAAAAACAACAGAAGGAATATCAACAAAGACCTGAAGTTAAAGCCAGGAAGAAAGAATATTATCAAAGATCAGAAGTTAAAGCAAGAAGAAAAGAATATTATCAAAGACCTAGGGTTAAAGCTAGAATAAAAGAACTAAGAAAAGAGAAAAAAGAGGTGAAAAGGAAAAAACAGCTAAGTGTTACTACTATATAGGGGTTAGAAAGATTTATAAAGGGTGAATGTTTAATAAATGAGATTAATATGGGAAACATCTTTAAAGAATTCTGCAAAAGCAGAAACAGTTCTTTAGAAAAGAAATTTTCCCAAATTTCAAAAAGATTGGGGGAAACTAATTAATCCCCCAATTAATATTATTGGAGAGGGAATGTGGAAGAATGGGAAACAATGGGGAAAACAATGAAAAACAAAAAACAAATTAAACTTTTTTCAAAAAATGTTTTATACAGATGAAAGGAGGTAGAAAGATATGAAATTTAAAAAAATTGCATCTGTTATTGGAAGTATGCTTCTTATTGGAGCTTCAATGGGAGTTGCTATGGCGAATACATATCCGACACCCTTTGTTCAAAATGGAAACGCAGATGTTGCGATAGTTTATGGAACTGGTTCAGCCCCAAGTGATTTAGTTGCAGCAGGTAAAATTGGGGATAATCTTAAATCTGTTTTTGATAGTTTTAATGAGGATAATAAAGTTTCAACAGGGAATTTTTCAAGTTCTGTAGGAATTACAGAAGAAGAAGTTATTCTTGGAAGCAAATTATTTGATTTTGGTAATGGAAAAATGAGAAATGTCTTTACAGATAACCAAATTCCATCTCTTATTGATGATAAAATACATTGGGATGATGGAAAGAGTACTAAGACAAGTTTTAATGTCCACGAAGAAATTCTAGTAGGGAATATGAATCTTTTAACTACATTAGATAACAATGACTTAAAAGGTGTTGCTTTAACTAATGACAAGGATTTAGAATATCGTTATGTATTTGAGGATGAACTTAATATTAGTAGAATTGGAAATGAAGATGCTGATGATTTGACAATAAATATTCTTGGAAAAGAGTATTTAGTTGAAGAATTTGGAGATAATTCAATAACAATTTCTAGTTCAGGAGAAAGTGTTCTAAAAACTGGAGAAAGTATTATTCTTGAAGGGATAACTCTTACAGTAAGGGATATTTTTGAGGAAGCTGTCCAAATTAATGGTGTATTTATAAAGGAAGGCCAATTAAAGAATGTTGATGGATTGAAAGTTAGAGTTGAATCAATTGCTTATCATTCTTCAGATACTTTACCAAGTAAAGTAATCCTTAAGGTTGGAAAGGAAATTTCAACTACTTATTCAGATGAAGATGCTTATATTGGAGAAGATGATTCAGATCCAAATTGGGTTTGGAAAATAAGTAATCCTGGAGTAAATGGAGGTTCTATTGGTGTTAAGTATGAGCAAAGACAATTAGATTCTGATGATGAAATAGTTTATGTTGGAGAAAGTTATACTTTCCCTGAGAACTATGCAACAGTTCAATTAGAAAGCTTAACTGATGTAGATTATGAAGATTTTGAAGTATCCTTCGATAGTTCAAAGGATTTATATTTTGCAGTAGATAATAACACTAAGATGTACGAAGATGCTAAAGTAGTTGTTCTTAAAGGGAAGTTAGATGATTCCTTTTTGATTAATGGTACAGAAACTGATGAAATTTATTTGAGGTATAACAATGTTTCAACTAGTACTATTGTAGAGGATGAGGAAAATGTAATAATACCTTATTCTAATAATACAATGGAGTTGACCAAATTTGAATGTGATAATAGTGGAGGAATATTTTATGAAGGAGATTCCATATGTGAGTATCTAGAAGTTCTTGGAACAAAAGTAGTAACTTCTTTAAGTGAAGTTGTAGATGTCTTCTATAATGATGTGAATAAAGACTATTCAGATAGTATTAAGCCAAGATTTGCTTTTACTATAAATGGTACTGGAGATATAGGAAAATTAATCTATGAAGATACCAAATTAGATATCAAAATAGATAATAGAACATTATCTATTGGAGATTTATCAGTTGAATTAAATCCTACAGGAAATTTTACTCATTTAGGAATGGTTTCAGAAGAAGCAGAAAACAATGAAATTACTCTTAATCACAAAAGTGTTGGAAATAAAGAGGAAGACATTTTAGGTTATGATGGATTAATCTTATATGATTCTGAAGCTAATTCAGAGGATGACGAAGTTATCTTTGGTGTCCCAAGTGAAAGAGTTTATGCAACAGTAAGTGTTTTAGGTCAGGGAGAAATGGCTAGTGGAACTGTCCCTCAACTTGGTGCTATATTGGTTACAGATGATGAAGTAGCTAATGTTGCTACAAAGAACTTAATTGTTGTTGGTGGAAGTTGTATTAATTCAGTTGCTGCTAAACTAATTGGTGTTCCGGTAAATACTTGTGGAGCAGAATGGACTGCTAAGACAAATGTTGGTGCAGGACAATACCTTCTTAAGGAATTTGTTTCTCCTTACAATAGTGGAAAAGTAGCCTTGCTTATTGCTGGCTATGAAGCTGCCGAGACAACTTTGGGTGTTAATAGTTTGATTGCTTAATTTTAAAGCCCTTTAAAAAGGGCTCTTTTTCTTTTTTTTTTATTTTCTTCTTAATGTCTTAGTGTAACTACTATTAAGTGGTGGGAAAGATTTATAAATGGTAAATCATTCTTTAAATAGATGAAATTTAAAGAAATAATAATTTGGTTAGGAATATTTATTGTTGGAAGTTTAATTGTAACTTTTTTGATTTCTCCAGGAAGTTTTGATAGATTTAAGGATAATGTTAAAGATATTACTGAAAAAGACATCATAAAACAAACTATAAATAAAACAACTACTTTAACTGAACCAGAAGATATACAAATTACAGAATGTTTAGAAAGATTTAATGAATGCAAAAGAATTTCTGAAACAAAAACTGGTGTTTCAATAAAAATTATTGAATATAAAAAATTTACAGAATATAATAAAGCATTAGAATTTTACACAACATGGACTTCTCCATATACAAAATCTCTTATGGTTAGTGGAATGATGAAAAATTATTTTCTTCCAAAAGATAATTTTCCTATTGTTTTAATTGCTTCATCTGCAAAATGGAACATTAATTCTGAATATGGTAATATTCAAGATTCTTATGTTGCTGTATGTGATTCAAATTATAATCTTGTGGAAACAACCAAAACATTGCATAATTGTTAAACTTGTTACCCCTTTTGAGTGATTAGAAAGATTTAAATAGTCTTGTTTTCTTATTAAATTAGAAAAAATGGTAAAATTAAAAGTTTTAAAATACAATAAGGAGAAGGCAAGATGGTTATTCTCTTTGCTAAAGTTCTCAGAACTTTTTGCTGTATTTTTATTTATATTCGGTTTTCATGGATTTGGTTATTTAATTTATAACAATTTCCCTAAATTTTATTTATGGTTTATACCTTCAGGAGTAGTTAATTTTTATTATTTATGGGTTTGTGGTATTACCACAATTATCTTTGGAATTTTCGCTTTACTAATAACATTTTCAATATCATGGTTAATCTACTTAATAATTAAAAGTTGGGTTAAAGCTAATTGGAAATGGGCTAAAACTCTTGCAGAAGATAAAGAAGTTAAGGAAGAAAGATTGAATGAACAAAAGAAATTAGATGAAATAAAAAGAATAGAAAAATTAGAAAAACAAAGGGAAAAGTTTGGCTATTGTGTAGGAGATACAGCACTTAGAGTTAAAAATGGAACTTTTGGAAAGGTGGGGGATAAGTATAAGATAGATTATGTAGATTATGATGGTGATATTGACTGCATATATGGTAATAAAAGTCGTAATTGTACTACAGAGAATTTTAAATTCATAAAGAATCAATTACCCAAGAAACCAAAGTTAAATCCAACAAGACAAAAAGAGGTTGATGATTTAAAGAAAACAAAATGAAAAAAACAACAACAGAAATTTTAAAGAAGATGGATAAAGATAAAGAGCAAAGAGAAAAATTAAAGAAGATAAGAAGAGAAAGAAATAAAATTAAGGAAAAAATAGAAATAAAAAAGCCACAAAAGAGAAGCATAGAAATAGTAGAGTATGAAGATGGAACTTTCTCTTTGATTGGTTATGCTTATAATTTGCATTTACAACGTGATGAAATTGAACTAGCTTTTAAAGCATGGCTAGACAATCTACTTGAAAATGGGAAGCACTTATAAATAAAAAGTTTGAAAGGAGGGAAAAATATGAAAAATAAAGAAACAACTGGGTATGAAAGAGCAGGTATATCAAATCCTGCAAGATTCTTTACAGGTATTGGAATGATATCTTTGGAAGTCATAGCTCTTTTCATAGTTTTTTTATCTCTTTTGAATTGGAGTTTTTTCACAAAACAAATTGCAGTAATTTTACTTATATCATTTTTGGTAATTATATATAATGTTTTTGCTGGTATTTTGATGTTAAAAGGTTCCAGGGAAAAGAATAGGAGATAAAATTGAAAAAGGAGGGAAATAATATGAATGAAGATAAAGCAGTTTTAAAATCAGTTTTATGTGCTTTGGCATTTATGCTACTAATAGGTGCTATTGTTATTGGATCATCTTTAGTATCAAGCCATTACGAAGTAAAAGCATTTAATAGTATTCACGGAACAGAATATACGACTGGAGAATGGTTTTGGGCAGAACAAACAATTAAAGATTATCATTTGGGAACTGTAGAAAATAAAAATTACCAAGTCGATGTAAATTTGAACGATGAAAGATTGAAAGGAGGTAATATAAAATGAGTGAAGATAATGAATTAATTGGGATGTTCTTCATTGGTGTATTATTAGGAACATTCTTTTTCTTTTTAATATTAGTTGCATCAAATACATTTAATCCAGTAGAAAGGTTAAACATAGACAAAGACCGAATGGTTTCTGACTATGTTAAATTAAATTACCCTGAGTTTGAAAATTGTTCCATAAAATATAAAACATATAATAATATGGATTGTGAATATTCTGTTAATGGAGCGGAAGTATATTGTAATGAAGGATTACAACCAAGAGATAGTTTAAGTATAATAGGAAACAACCCAGACAGTTTAGTTTGTTTTGAGGATGGTTTGACTATTAAAGATATCTTTAAATTGAGATTAAGAGAAGAGGGATTAATAGATGATTAAAAGTTTGAAAGGGGGTAGTATAAAATGAGTGAAAGAGAAAGAATACCAAAGTATAATCCAGCAGATTATAAGGCAGTAGAAGAAACAGCCAGAGGAATGTCAAAACCAAAACTTGAAGAGTATTATGTTAAAGATAGAGATAGAAGGCATATGAGTTGTGGGGAAGGATGGTGTATTTTTATTGGAATTGTTGCTTTAATCTTTTTTATAGGAGCAATGGGATATTTTATTGCAGAAACAAAGATTGCACATGATGTTTCCAATAATATTGAAGATATTTCAGAAGATATTTGTCCAATCCTTGGTTCAGGGTATGTTTCAGATGAATTTTTCAAGGATACAACAAGTTACACAAATAAAATAGTTTGCAATAGTATCAATTCTATTCCGAGATAATAGAGCATCTATATTTGCCTGACTTTTTATAAGGAAAATTTTTATTTCTTTTTCTCTTTTCCTTTTTTTTGTTTCTCTTTTCTGATTCCATAAGAGAGTTCATTTTTCAATTGGAATATTTTTGGGGTTTCTGATGAGAGGAATTTAACTGTGGCCCTTTTTTCTTTTATTGATAACCTTATTGTCATACAATATACAGATGATTAAATTATATAAATGTTTGTGGTAATTTAGCTGATTTCTGAAATCACTTAAAATCACAAACATTTAAATAATCTTATATACTGAATTCTCTATGGAACAAAAAAATATAAACTTTTTAGTTTTAGCTTTTGTATTTCTAATTATAGGTGTAGCATTAATTGGTTCGGTTGCTTCAAATGTTAGTGATAGAACAGATAAAGTAACTATCCTCGATGAAGCATTAGACATTAGTGCTGCTAGATTAGGAGATGCTATCTTAAGCATAGATGATACACATGCTTTTACCATAACTAATTACCCTACTAGTTGGAAAATTTTAGATTGTCCAATTACTGACTTTGTATTTAAAAATCAAACAGGTGTTGCTACAACTGTAGCCTCAGACTATGCTTTTTTCCCAGCTAATGGAACTTTAGTATTAGTAAATTCATCTGTATACCATGATGATGGTACAATACAGATTCTTAATACAACAACTATGGATTATACATATTGTGCTGATGACTATCTTAATTCTACTTGGGGAAGATCAGTATTAAACACAGTACCAGGTTTCTTTGCACTAGTCTTATTGGCTGGTTCATTATGGCTATTCTATAATGTTTTTAGGAATGTTGGAATTATCAAAGGATAAAATTATATTAAGTTGAAATAGAAGAGAACTATTCTCTCTTCTTTATCTTGGTGTTACCACTTTTAAGTGATTAGAAAGATTTATAAAGGGTGAATCTTTGTTAATATGATGGAAAATAAGAACTGGAAAATTTTTATATTATGTTTTATAGTAGTTCTTTTAATGATCTTTTTAGTCTTTTTAACAGTAGAATTATTTAATAATGAATTCGCAAATGTTAATACAAATGAATCTATAAATGTTGACACAAGTGTTGATGTTAAAAATGTGATAGAATATATGAAAGATAATAATATTACTATCTATGGTTCTACGAAATGTTCTTATTGTCAAAAACAATTAAAAGAGTTTCAACCATATCAGGAAGAAGCTATTGAAGAAGGGGTTTTTATTTTTTGTGATTTAAATCAGGATATAGGTTGTATAGGAATAGAATCGGTTCCTTCTTGGAAAAAGGATGGAAAGATAGTTCATGAAGGATACTTACCACTTGAAAGTATTGGGGAAAACTATTCATGGTAAATATTTATACAATTGAAAAGGAGGTGAAATAAAATGTCAAATTTAAAAGAAACAGCACAGGCATATGAGCCAAAGAAAACACTTAACATTGCAGATTTAGATAGAGTTGACCTTACTTGGCCTGTTGAAAGTAGAACAGGTGTAACAGTAAAACAAGATGAAGAAGGAAAAGATTATGAAGAATCTTATTCATATAAGGTTATGATTGTTAATGAGATAGAATATAGGGTTCCAAACACTGTGCTTGAAGAAATACAGAAGATGGTTGAATTAGTACCAGAATTACAATTTGTTAATGTTGATAAAACAGGTTCTGGTTATGGAACAAAATATTCTGTAAAGAAAGTAAAATAATTACCAACTTTACAAAATAAATTTATTATTTTTTGCCCCAATGTTTGTGGGGTTCATATTCATAAAAATGAAAAAAAAGAAAACTAAAATAGGTTTAGGCCAAAGAGTTGAACCAAAAACAATTCCTGCAATAAGGAAAGGAAAACAAATATGGAAAAAGAATTAAAATGGAAAAGAAAAAAGAACCACTAAGAATACAAATGAGAGAAAATCCTTGGATAGTTTGGACATTTGCTTTGGGAATATTATTTGTTTTAATGTGTGTAATAAGTATTTATAAAACAGAAGTTAAAACAGAAAACGAAATACTTTGTTCTGTAATTGGAGCAACTCCAGCATGGGCAGATGCTAATGGGAAACTTATTTCTTATGGGGCTATAATACCAACAGAGCAATCAATAGATTTAGTAGGGGCTGTATTAATCCCAGAGAGAATAAAGCTTCTTTATGTTCCAGGATGTAGTGCTTGCCAAAATCAAATTAATTACTTTAAGGAACAAGGCACTTGGGATAATTATGTAAAGGAAGGTTTAACTGTGGATTGCAGTAAATATTAAAATGAACACAAAAAAATATATTGAAATGGTTAATAGGGCAGTAAAGGAGGGAAAGCATAATAGACCAATAAAAGTAGTTTATACAAAAAACAAACCTATAACAGAAGGGCAACAAGGAGTTGCTTCTCATATTAATATGAAAAAATATGATAGAATTGCTATTTGGAAAGGATTACCAAGAAATTATGAGGAGAAAATTAAAAGAGAAAAAGAATTAAGTGAAAAATTAGGAAAAAAAGTTGAAGTGATTACAAGAGAAGATGCTCTTAGGCATGAATTATGGCACGTTCATAAACCTTATGCTTCGGAAAAAGAAATAAGATGTAAATTAGAAAAAAAAGATTTACCAAATAAATTACCAACAAGGAGAAGATTCTAATGATAATACACAACTCAAACGAATGTCTATGTAATGAATCACTTTCAAATGGAAATGAAAAATAAACTTATTATTTTTTTACCCGAATGTTAGTCGGGTTCATAATCATAAAAAACAAAAGGGAGGTATAAAATGTATATAGAATTACAAGGAAAAGAACTTAAGAAAGATTGGAAAGCTTTAGCAAAGAGTGCAAAAGAAAGTGACCCAAATGATAAAAGTATTGGAGAAGAAGAGAGATTATTAATTGATAATGATGAAGAAGAAATTGTAGCTTTAGAATTTAATGAAGCTGATGAAAAAATATTCTTTGCTTTTACAAATAAGTATGGATATTTTTCATTCAGTATTCCTTTGAATGATGGTTTGATGTTTGAAATTGTAGAATGCTTAAAATCAAAAGGGAAAAAAATAGAAAGGTTAATTGATTTGAACAAGTAAAATAATTAAGCACTATAAATTAAAATGAAAAACAAAGTTTTATTAATCACATCTACATTTGAAAATCCAATTGCTATATCAAAAGTTAATAATAATATTGGAGAGGAAAAATTTGGTTATGAGGAAGTAGAGAAACAGCATTATGCTATTGGTCTGGCATATATCCATTCCTATATAGAATCAAAAGGATATTGTGTTGAGGGCCTTTATTTGAATAGTTACCCCTTTGAAGAATGCTTGGAAAGGATAAAAAATAAGTTGGAGTATTTTTCTCCAGACTTTGTAGGGATTCAGATTTTTTCTGTCAATAGAATTAGTAGTTATAAAATAATAGAATATATAAGAGAAAATTATCCAAAAATAAAAATAATAGTAGGAGGATTACACGCTACTTTAATGTATCATCAAATCTTAGAAAAATATCCCTTTTTAACAATAGTAATTGGAGAGGGAGAACTAACCTTTGTAGAATTACTTAATAGTTTTAAAGAAGGCAAGAAGAATATGAGGAATATAAAGGGGATTGCATATAAGATAAAAGGTAAAGTAATTGTAACAGATTCAAGACCATTAATAGAAAATCTTGATGAACTTCCATATCCTAAGCACGAAGTTTTTTTTAGGGAAAACAGGTCACAAGCTTGCCTTTTAACAACAAGGGGATGCCCTTTTAAATGTAGTTTTTGTTGTATGAATCCACTTACTAAAAGACGAGTTCGTTTTAGATCTGTTAAAAATGTTGTGGATGAAATAGAATATCTCGCAAAATCTTTTAAAAAAATTAAATTAATTTGGATACATGATGAAACATTTACCTTGGATAATAATAGGGTTATACAAATTTGTGATGAAATAATAAAGAGAGGAATAAAAAAGGAATTTATAGCAAGTGGAAGAATAAAACCAATTTCAAAAAAGATGATAAAAAAAATGGAAGAAGCCAATTTTAAATATCTTATACTTGGGGTTGAAAGTGGATGTGATGATATTTTGAAAAAAGCACATAAAGGAATAACAAAAAAGGATATTGTAGAAACATTTAAATTATTCAAGAATTCTAAAGTAATCCTGAAAATTTTTATAATCATTGGACTGCCTGGAGAAACAAAAGAAACCATTATAGAAACTTCAAAATTCGTAAGGGATTTACAGAAGATAATATATATTTCTTTGGGTGATACTGCAAATTACTTAAGAATTTATCCAGGAGCAGAAGTGTATGAAATAGCAAAGGAAGCAGGTATTATAAGTGATAAATACTGGCTAACAGAACTTTCATCTCCAATCTTTACATTAGAAAATTCCCTTGAAACTCTTAATGAGTTTGGAGAGATTTTTATTAACTATACTGCATGGAGTAGAATGTTTAGATTAAAAGGATTTATCCATCAATGGATGATGATACCATACTTTTTGAAATATTTATTAACAACTAAACGCAAATTGCTATTACAAAAGATATTCTTTTTCATAAAATTAAATAAAGAGGGCATTTCTCCTCCCAATCCTGAAGGAATGGGTATCCGAAATGGGAGAATTATATGACGAACCTAATAACTGCTTTAATGGGAATATTGGATATTCTTGCAGGAATTTTGATACTTCTTATTGCATTTGACAAGATTTTCTTTATAATAATTGCAAGCTTGATAATATTAAAAGGGGGGATAAGTTTTTTTTAGAATGGTGAATTATAATTATTATCTAGATAAACTTTTTGGAATAGAAGTTATAAGAATTTTTCCAAGAGAAGCAATTAAATATGCAAAAGATTATTTTCAAAATAAAGAAATTATTGCTCTTGAGATTGGAACATTAAAAGGAGAAAATACAAAATCAATGTTTAAAAAATTAAATATAAGTAAGATTTATTTAATAGACCCTTATATAATTTACAATGGTCTTGATAGGGTATATGCTTATAGAAGTTGTAAAAAAGAAGCAATAAGAAGATTAAATAAGTTTAGTGATAAGATTAATTGGATTTTTAAATTATCTTCTGAAGCAATTGAAGATATAAAAGAGAAAGTTGATTTTATTTATATTGATGGCAACCACGATTATTCTTTTGTGAAAGAAGACTTAGAGAATTATTGGGAAATTTTAAATATGGGGGGAATTATGTCTGGGCATGATATACAATGCGAAGATGTTAGTAGAGCTGTTTTGGAATTTGCAAGAAAGAAAAACCTACAGGTTCTTTTCGGAGAAAGAAGAGATTGGTGGATAATAAAATGTTAAAATTAAAAGAGGAAATCATTAAAATGAAGAAAAGAATCAAATTTTTATTATGGCTTTTTAAAATTAAAAAATCAATTAGTCCTCCCCACCTTGTTAAAGAAAGAACAGTAAGATTTTACGGGAAAAAATATAAAATGACTGCTTTGGTTGAAACTGGAACTTATGAAGGGGAAATGGTTTCTGCGTTGAAAGAAGATTTTGAAAAAATATTCTCAATAGAATTGGATAAAACCTTAGCGACAAAGGCTAAAGAAAAATTTTCAAAAGATAAGAAGATTAAAATTATTTGTGGTGATAGTGGAGAAGAATTGAAAAATATATTAAAAATGAATCCCCATCCTTGTTTATTCTGGTTAGATGCACATTATAGTGGTGGTATAACTGCAAGAGGAAAAAAAGAAACTCCTATTGCTGAAGAATTAAAAGAGATTGTAAAACATTCAAAGAGAAATGTTATTTTAATTGATGATGCCAATGAGTTTGGGAAAGGGGATTATCCTTCATACGAAGAGATAAAAACAATCCTTAAAGGAGAATTTAACATACAAACAAAAAATAATATAATTAGGATTTGTCCAAAATGATAAAACAAGATATTGAAATAGAAAAATTTGTAATTCCTTTTTCTAAGGGGGGACTTGGAGGTAGATTAAAATGTTTATTATATTCTAAAGAGATATTTTCAAATACAAAAAGAAAGATATTACTCTATTGGGAAAATAACAAGTATTGTAATTGTAATTTTTCTGACTTATTTGATAAAGATATTGTAGAAATATCAAAAGAAGAATTAAGAGAGATAATTAAAAGGGATAATTTTCAAATATTAACAAAAGATATAGATAATGAAAAAAAGTATATCTTGATTGGAGATTTAGGTAGAGCCTTTGCAGGATTTTATGGTTCATTGGATATTCCTTTAGGAGAGAAGTTAAAAGAATTAAATATAAAGAAAGAAATACAGGAAGAAATTAATCAATATAAACTTCCAGAAGATGTTATTGGGGTTCATATAAGAAGGGGAGATTTTAGGACAATTCCTGTGGGGGAGGTTTCTACAGATGAAAGGTTTATTGAAGCAATGAAAAAGGAGATTAAATTAAATAAGAGAGTTGTATTTTTTTTAGCGACAGATGAAAAAGAAACAGAGGATAAGTTTAAGAGAATATTTGGTAATAAAATAATTTCCCATACCAAACAAATAGAAGAAAATTCTTTTAGGGAAGGAACTATTAAGGATGCTTTGATTGAATTATTATTATTATCAAAATGCAAAAAGATATTGGGGAGCTTTGGTAGTACATTCTTGGAAATTGCGTGGGAATTTGGATATAGAATACCAAAGATTATAATTGTTAAAGATGAAGAAAGATTAAAAATATGCAAAGTAAAAGAGAGAGGGAAAGATAATTGGTTTAACCAAATTAAAAAAATGATATATGAAACTATCACCCCTTTACATATAAGACTATTAGATAAAATTTAGGAGGTTTATAAAATGATAAAAAAAATATTTACTTGGATTGGTGGGATTATAAACATAATTTTAATTCTAGCATTAATTTTATACCCTTGGATAGTTAAAGGTGAAAATCCAATTACATTTTATTGGAGTTGTCTAAGGGAGCTTTGGCAAGTGATAAAAGAACCTGGATTATTAAGTAAATTCATTAGTTTGTTCAATTGAAAGGAGGTATAAAATGTCAAGAGATAAAAAGATAAAGAAAAGTGTTGATAAAATCCATAAAGAAGCAGATAAGATAGAAAAAGAAGTTGCACCAAAGAAGGTATCAATGTATGGTGATCCAATCGTGAAGATTTTCTAAAACATTTTTTAACAAATGGTTAAAACTTATAGTGGTAAATCTCCTAGAAATGCAAGGATAAAGATAGATTATACAGGAGAATGTCCTTCTGTAAGTTTTAAATATCCAAGGAAAGATGGTTATGTGGGATCTATGACTCATTTAGTATTTCTTGTTTGGATTTTATTTTGTTCGATTTGTTATATTTTTTTTAGTTTGACTGTACTTGTCCAAGATATCTCGCAAGATATTTCACAAAATAATACTTCAGTTAATGAAACACTAGTTAATGGTTATGGAAATGAAACTTATTTAATGGATAAAAGTGAATTAATAAGAAATATTTTAACTTTATTAATACTTTTTATCCCACCACTAATTATCAATAAACTATTTAAAAAGAAGTTAAATGCTTTGTTCCCAATATATCAAGCATGGAGAGCAGACAAAAAGTATGTTGAATTTAAAGCTAAAGATATAAAGACTTCAATAGTAAATGGAAAAAAAGAAATTTATGTTGAAATCCCCTACTTTCAAAATATAATTCTAAAATATGAAGCAACTAAAGACTTTTCAAAATATTTGGATATCATGGAAATAAAAGAACAAAACTTTAAAACAAAAGAATATTCTAGTAAGGAGAAGAAATGGAAAGAAAGAAAAAAGAAGAAAAGAAAAGTTAAAAAACAAAATGAATGGTATTGGTATGCTAAATTTTACTTTAATGAAGTTCCAAAAAATGGGAAATTAAGTGTAATTTACAAGTGATGTTACCCCTTTTAAGTGGTGGGAAACATTTAAATACTCTTGATTTATTAATATAATGGGAAAAATGGTAAGTAATAAGGTTGATTCTAAGAAAGTATTTGTTCATTATTTGGATAGAGATAGAAGTGGAAAAGACTTTGATGTTCAAGGATATTTTGAAGTAATAGAAGAAGGAGAAAAATTTTTAGTGATTAAGTCAGAAAAAAATACAATTAAGATTCCTTATGGAAGGTTAATAAAGATGAAAGGGGGTAATAATTAAGATATAAGATGATAGGAATAGGATTTATAATTTTAGCAACATTCTTGTTTTTAATATTTGTATCAATAGGTGGGGTAGTATCTTCATATAATGGATTTGTAACATTAACACAAGATATTAGAACACAATTTTCAAATATTATAACAGAATATCAGAGAAGAACAGATTTATTCTATAACTTGGTTCAATCAGTTAAATCTTTTAAGACACACGAAAAGTCTACCTTAAAGGAAGTAATTGAAGCAAGGAATATGAGCTTTGGACAATCAAAGAAACAAGACATAAAAAATATGGCTAAACTTGATGGATTGTTTTCAAAACTGTTAGCAGTAGTTGAACAATATCCAAACTTAAAAGCAGATACACAGCATAATAAGTTAATGGATGAGATAAGAATAACAGAAGATAGAGTAAATATTTCAAGAACAGACTATAATAATATAGTGAATACTTATAATGTAAAAGTTAAAAGATTCCCAAGTAATATTATAGCAGGAATGTTCAACTTTGATTTAGAAGGATATTTTAAAGGTCAAGAAGGAATAGAACAATCTCCAAAAATAAGTTTATAAGATGGAAGAAAAAAATGATTCAATTAAGCACTATGAAAAACTTAGAGATAAGTTTACCAATAGGGAACAAGATGAATCAGATGAAATAGAAGATGAATAAATTTATTTTAATAGGGAGTGGAATTATCCTTCTTGGTTTTTTTATTTTATTATTTTTAGTTTTTAAAGCAAGAAAGAAACATAAAGCAATAAAGCATTATGAAGAGTTGAGAGATAAGTTATCTGTTAGAGAATTAGAAAAAGAGACTGGAATAACAGAAGATGAATATAATAATTATAATGGATCTAGTGTAGGTAGTATAATTCGTGGATTTATTGTTTTGTTAGTTGGAGTTAGTTTAATGAAACCAATTCAAGAGCAATTAGGTATTGCAGTTACAAATGGAGAATTAACTGGGGTGTCCCAGCAATTAGTAAACTTAGTTCCAATATTTTTTGCTGGAACAATTTTAATAATTGTATTAGGAATTGTAGTAAATGGTTTTGGTGGTTTAAAAAGTTCTGGATTGGTTTAAATTTATTGGAAAAGATTAACAAGATTATTATAAATGGTTCAAGGAGTAAATTGTTACCCCTTTTGAGTGATTAGAAAGATTTATAAACTTGAATTAACTAAGAAATATAGAAAAAATGGTAAATGCTCTGGTTTGGGTTTTAATTGTAATAGTTTTATTAGTCTCACTTGATAAAATAATTACTGTTGCGAACATTTTACAAGTCGAGAAAAACTTCCCAGAAGTTGATAGATATTCAATTGAAAAAAATCCTGTAGCAAAATTCTTCTTTGTAAAATGTGGATTATTGGGTGGAACAATTATATATGGGATTCTTTCTGTTTTAACCTTTATATTAGCATTAGTCCTCCTTGAATGGACATTAAAATTGTTTGGTGTTGTTAATGCCCAATCAATTTCCTTATATATTATGATGCTATTATATGGTCTTGTTATCTCTAATAATCTCTTCTTTTTTTTAAAGTACTCTCGTATAGTTCCATAAAATAAAATGAAAAAGAAATGTAAAGTGTGTAAAAAATTAAGAGAAATAGAATACGAATTTGCAAATAAGAAAGATAATCAATGTGTATTTTGTAATGATAAATATAGGGTAAAAAAGAAAAAATGAGTTTAATTAATAAATTTTTAAGGAAAAGGGGATATGCTATTATAAAACTTAAAGTTGGTATGACGAGAGGTTCTGTTAAATATGCTAAAGATTATTTTTCAAATGGAGAAATAGATGTAGTAGAAATAGGAGTGTTTGAAGGAACAAATGCTAATAGTATGTTAAAAGAATTAAATATAAATAACATAATTCTTATTGACCCTTATCTTTATGAACCTAATAGTTATTCCTATAAGGATATTGTTAATGCAGAGAGAAAGGCAGGAAAACTATTAAGGTCTTATAAGAATATTAAATGGATAAAAGATAAATCTGAAAATGTCTATAATGAAGTTGGGCATCCAGATTTTATTTATGTTGATGGCAGTCATAAATATGAAGATGTTAAAAAAGATATAAGTCTTTATTATAATGTTTTAAAAGTTGGTGGAATAATAGCAGGGGATGATTTAACCCTGCCAGGTGTTTCAAAAGCATTTTGGGAATTTGTATATACAAACAAAATTAAATTGGAAAATGTTTTTTATTCGGATACAGATACAGATTGGTGGATAATAAAGGATGGGAAATAGATAAAATGAAACAAGAACAAGAACTTAAAAACAAAATAGCAAAGAATCAAATGAAGCATGTTATTAAATTAATGGAAATGGCTAAAGAGGAAGGAAGACTTCAAGTACAATCAAAATTTATTAATGTGAAAGAAGATAGAAAAGCCATTAAAGATATTATTTATAAAAATCTTAAATTAATAGAAATGGCAGGAAATAAGGAAGGTATTTGCCAGGAATTAGCTGATGGCATTTTATTGCATTTTATAGAAAAAGGAAAGAATAAAAAATGGAAACTGATGAAAGAACAGAGGGGTTAGAAGAAATATACAAGTATGTTTATACTTGTGATAAATGCACAACAAAATATGGTTCAGATAAGAAGGAATTAAAAGAACATATTTGCCCTATCTGCGAAAAAAAAGAATAAAAATATCTTTATTTTTATAAATGTTACTACTTTATAGTGATTAGAAAAGTTTATAAACCCTTGTTTCCTATTACATTTTAGGTTACTACTATAAAATGACTATTGGAAGGTTTAAATAATGACTCTATTTAACATACTATCTTGTCGTGGATTTGGTGCAGAGGTTATTGAAAAAACAACACTTCAATTTGGACCTTGTGCTGCTGCAAAGCTTGCCATAGTAGGATTATTTTTCTTGAATGCTATAGTAAGAAAATGGGGTGGCGAGGAACTCGGAATTGAATATAATTTTTGGTTAGGTATGGCAGGAGCTTTCCTTGGATACCTTATACTAATTACTCTTACAGGAAAAGTTGGACTATCAATGATTGTAGGAATTGTTGTAATGCTTATTGGAGGATACTTTGGAGGAAGTATTCTTGGAGAAGGTGGAGGAGAATATGATGATTGAAAAACTTAAAGAACCAATAGAAATAAAACTTGAACAATATGAATGTGGACATTGCAAAAAGAAATCATATATAAATACAGAAGATAAAACAGCAAGAAAATTCTTCTGTCCCTTTTGTATGGAAGAAGCAAAGAATGTTAGAATCTTTGATATAAAAATTGAAGGAATTGGAGAATACTGAAATGGAGAAAGAAGAAATGAATAAAAAAGAAGATTTAATAAAGGAAAAATATTTACTTTATACTTTTTGGAGTTTAGGTTCTTTATTTGGAGTTATATCTTTTTTTCAATTATTTTTACCAAACAAACCAATACTAATTATTTTTTTATTACCTTTCATATATTTTACTTGTCTTAATGCATTAAAAATGGTTGGATTTTTTAGGACAAAGGATGAAAAATGATTGATTTAACAATAGCTAATAGTTGTGATAAATTTATTTGTATGAGCTTTGATATTGGTTCTATTATAATTGGAATGTGTCTCGGAGTAATATTGATATATATTTTATTTAGAAAAAAATTGATGAGGAAGAAAGAATGAAAACAAATAATACTTTAAATCTTATATTATTTACAATAATGCTTATAGCATTTATTGGATGTATAATTTATATAGGTGAAAAAGCTGAAAAAGTAAATAAAATAATTTATGAGAATCCCAACATTGATTTTTATTATTATTGTCCAGACCATTTTGTAAGTGCATATTATAATTGTGAAAAGGGATTTACTTATGAAAATTTAACTGGCAAATATTGTAATGGTACTTTAGTCTGCGAAAACGAGTATAAACTAAAATGAAAATAAAAAAGTATATGGATAAAACCTATAAATTAGCTTTAGCAATTTCTTTCCTAAGTTATACAGCAAGTTTTTATTTAACACTTGTATTTTTTGGTTGGAAAGCAGCTTTAATATTAGTATTATTTGCTTTAGGATTATCTGGAATAATCATTTGGTATATACTATTACCAGAAATATATAAAAATATAGATGAAATAGATAAATTAAAAAAGAGAAAACAAAAAAGATGAAAACAAAAGAACCTAAAGAAAATATGACAAACAAAAAGAAAAAGATTGAAAAAACAATAATTGAAGTGTGTATCAAAATAGCAAAACATAATGGAGGAGCATTAATCATATTAGGAGAAGCAAAATACAAGCCAATGGTAAATCAGGAAGATGTTAAGCACTTCAAAATAATAGAAAATCCAAAACTCCTACAATCTCTTGCAACAATTGATGGAGCTGTAATAATAAATAAAGATGGAGTAATGGAAGCACATGGAGTAAAAGTTGATGCAGATAAAATTTTAAAGAATTTTGGAACAAGACATGCTACTGCTTATAGTGTATCTTTTAATAAGTCCACAACTGCTTTTTTAGTTTCAAAAGGAGACGGTAAAGTTAAAATATTCAAAAAAGGAAACATAGTTCAAATTGATGCTTTTGAAAGAGGAGTAGAAAAAAAGATACCAGAAATAAGTAAAATTCTTGAAGCACTGGGTGTTGGAAGTATTGGAGTAATTGGAATGGGTATTTTAACACCAATTATTGGAATTGCTGCTATTCCTGGAATAACAATCTTTGTGCTTGTTGGAGGAATTTATTATTTAATTAAAAAAGCAGACGAATGGGGAGAAATTAATATAAAAACAAAGGAAGAAAAAATTAAATGAGTAAAACAAAGAAACCTAAAGAAAAATACCGCTATTGCCTACCCAATTTTTTAGCAAAGGGGATGGCAAAAGTGGATTTTCGTGCCCAAATGCAAGCGGGAATGCTCTCGCAGTTTTTACTTCTTATTGGACTAAGCATAATGGTTGTTTTTATGATTTTTTCTGGACAAACAACTGGCTTTTACAAATTCATAGTTATATTTAATCTTCTTTGCGGGTGGCTTTTAATTTCAAGTTATCTCGTAACTACCTACGGTCAATATGTAAGTTATGCAGAAGCGATAGGGTACGACCCACAAGCAGAAAGAGCAGCAGTTAAAAAACAAGGGAATATATTTAAAAGAATTAGAAATGCTATAAGGAGAAGGAAGGAAAGAAAAAATAAAATATTAGTCTCAGGATTAGTTCCAAGTATTGTAAAGGATGCTCTAGAGAATATGGAGAAGATGGAAGAAATTCCAAAGGGGCTTGAAGAACAAAAAGAAAATGAAGAAACTAAATAAAAAATCTAAAAATAGTTTAATAGAATCAAAAGGAGGTAAAGAAATGGACGAAGAATACGAAGATATAGAAAGCGAAATGGATGATCTAGAAGAAGAGATAGAGGAAGCACCTAAAAAGAAGAATCCAGCAAAAAAACAACAAAGAATGGTTGAAGAAAAAGAGGAACAACAACCAGAAGAAAGATATGTTGCTTTTTATCAGGAACAACAAATAGGAATTTATGATACAATAACAAAAGAAGTTATTGTTGATGGTTTAAAAGATCTACCAATAGCTAAAATAGAAGCTTTCAAGTTAAACAAGCTTGATAAAATAGAAATCGCTAGCGGAGCATAAATAAAATGAAAAAGAAAATTCCTAAAATGAAAGTCTCAAAAAGTTTTAAAAAACCATTGACTAAAGAACAAAGAAAAAGTACATGGACTTTTTTTATAATTTTATTTCCTTCTGTTATTTTAGCAATGCTTTTGGCTTTTAAGAGAACAACTGAATTTATTATAGTTGGATTGCTTTTGTTTTTTTATCAAGCAATTGTACTAAAGAAATTCACTGAAGATTATTATAATTTAACTATTTAATTTCTTTTTAATTTTCATAGAAGCATAGAAGATGATAAAATTAGTATTTACGAGAATAAGAGAAACATTCACCATAGAAGTTGAAAACAAAATTATAGTATATAGGGATAAGAAATTTCCTAGGGGGTTTACTTTTATGCCAAAAAAACCTGATTTTGAAAAAATGGTTTTGTTTTCTAGGAATAGAATTCCAAAAGAAGTTGTAAGTTGGGTAAACGAGTCTAACTCTGGAAGGAATCTAGAAGAGTACCAATCTGCTAAAGATGATGAGGAATTAATTCCCATAATTATAAAAGATGCAAAAATTAATGGATGTGTTTTTCAGAATCGTATAAATTTAAAATGACAAAAAAAGGATATAAACAAACAGAAAAACATAAACAAAAGATTGGTAAATCTAATAAAGGAAAAAAACTTTCTAAAGAAACTAAACTAAAAATGAGTGAAACACATAAGAGACTTAAAAAACCTTGGGTTAAAGGGATGTTTAAAGGGAAAAAACATTCTAAAAAAGCCAAAATGAAAATTAGTAATGCATTAAAAGGAAATAAACATCGTTTAGGAAATAAAGTTTCAAAAGAAACAAGAAAAAAAATAAGTGAGAAACTTAAAGGTAAAATTGTATCAGAAAAAGTTATGGAAAGAATGGTTAAAGATAATCCAGCGAAAAAATTAGAAGTTAGAAAAAAAATAAGTGAAAATCATCGAAGTAAAAGAGGATATCTTCCCCCTATGCTAGGAAAAAAACATTCTAAAAAGACCAAAGAAAAAATGAGTAAGGCTTGTAGTGGAAAGAAAAACCATATGTATGGAAAAGAAAATAAATGGGGACACCATTCAAAAGAAACAAAAGAAAAGTTAAGAAAGATGAGTTTGGAACAATTTAAAAATGGAATTTCAGAAGAAACAAGAAAAAAATTAAGTGAAGCAAATAAGGGAGAAAAGAACTTTTGGTATGGAAAAAAAGGAGAAAATAGTTCAAGATATGGTAAACATTGTTCAAAAGAAACTAAGAAGAAAATGAGTGAAGCAAGTAAAGGAAAAAAGAAATCAGAAGAAACTAGAATAAAAATGAGTAAAGCTAAAAAAGGAAAGCATTTATCAGAAGAAAGAAAGAGAAAACTAAGATTATCTACAATAAAATACTTAGAAAAACAATTTAACGATGGATTTCCAATGATTCCAGCAATTGGTAAAAACGAAAAAGCAATACTTGATGAAATTGAAGAGTTATATAATTACAAAATTATAAGACAATATAAAATTAAAAAATTAGGTTACTTTGTTGATGGATATATACCAAAATTAAATTTGGTTATTGAAATAGATGAAGAAAGACATTTTAATATTGATGGTAAATTAAAAGAAAAGGATATTGAAAGACAAAAAGAAATTGAAAAAGAGCTTAATTGTAAATTTTTAAGAATTAAAGATAATAAATTAAATAATTGCATGTTCCAAGGAATAAGAAATTAAAATGACATTGGATGAAGTATTAAATGTTTTAGTTCCTGCAATTATCTTTATATTTTTAGGTGTGCTCATTTATAGTAAAGCAAAGAAACCAATAGATAACTTTTTTGCAGTAGTTAAAGGTTGGTTTCAACCAAGTGAATCTGGTGGGGGAAAAGAAGAACAATCAACAGAATATAAAATAAGTTATAGAGAACCAGCTTACTAAAATGAAACAAAATAAGACATTAAAAGAAAAATGGAATGAAGTAGATGAAGTATGTTCTACTTGTGGGCAAGTAACAAAAGTTAATCGGGGATTAACTAAACAGAATATAAAAAAAATGTTTAAAAGACCAACAATACAAGATTGTATAATTCTTATTATGATTATTTTAGTAATACTTGGAGCTTTATCATATCAAAATGAAGTAAAACAATATAAAGAGATAATTAGAAACCCCCAGGAATTATGTCAAATTTACTACGAAAGTATTATAAGGGGTAACTTTAATAATCTCGATGCTTCTGATATCCCAAACATTAAAATAATTGAAAATGAAGAAACCAGCTAGAGATGTACCCTTAATATATATATTTCTATATCAAAAAGCTAAAAAAAATCTAGTAGGAACACCATTCGTAAGACCTTCTTACCTACTTGAAATCTTAAAAAGAACATGCAGAATTCCACATGTTTTAAACTACCCTATTTTAAAAGATATGGAGACTTGGGAATTAATAAAGAGAATCAACAAACAGAGTTATGAAGTTCTTAATCATTCCTGTACTAATAAATTAAAACAATATCACTTCAAATCAGATCGAAGTCCTTTTGACTGAGATTAATTATGGAAAGTTGTATGCTTTTCTGCAAAAAATGCCAGAAATGTAGGGGTTGTTATAAGGACAAAAATCTTTGGATATGTTCAGGATGTGGAAGGGAGGTTGAAAAAGAAGAAAAACCTAAATGACTAATTCAAACCAAAATTTATTATTAAGTTTCGTAATATTTGTGGGTCAATTAAACCTCTTTTTTTAATCCAATCATCTGTTAATATCTCAACTTTATTATGACATTCAATACACAAATAAATTATATTTTCCTTATTATCTCCTCCTCCATTCGCTCTTGGGATAATGTGATGTAGACTAATGGCATTTCTTTTTAAACATCTTGGGCATAAATTATTAACATAAATACTCTGAAATTTAAGTAAGTGATATTTTTTAAAATTATCAACAATTTTTATAAATTTCTCCCAACTATTAAAGTAATTTGTAACTAATTTTTTGTCTATCTCATTAAATTGATTTTCTAAAAATTTAGAAATTAGCTTTTGTTGTCTTATTTGTTTTGGTTTAACATTTTCTCCCATAATATACCATAATTCTTGAATACCGATATGATAAAGAAAATCTTGAATTGTTTTATTTCCATAAATTAAAATTTCTTCTTCAAAAGGGATTTTTTTATAATTTTTATTGATTTCTTTTTTTATCTTAAGATACTCTCTAACAATTTCAAGAATATTCTTCATTAAAATTAATATTAGCTGTTGATTCATATCATCTTCAATTTTTTCTTCAAAATGAACTTCACAATCTATAGGATAAATATAAGTTGGTTTTTTTATTAAACTATTAAAAAAATAAATATTTCCTGAAAGAACTTGTCTTACTTTATATGCCCCTGGATGATTTCCAACAAAATCTAAAATTAATGCTTTTTCTTTCTTTGGATGTTTTCTCAATGCTCTACCTATCTGTTGAAGAATTAACCCATATGACATCGAAGGTCTTAATAATAATATGGCATCAGCATCTGGAAAATCAAGACCCTCATTAAATATATTTACAGTAAAAATTAATTTAAGGTTACCATTTTTAAATTTATTAAAAATTTTATCCCTTTCCTTTGTATCACAAGTAAATTCTTCACAATCAATTCCTTCTTTTTTAAAAAATTTTACACATCTTTTTACATGCTTTATACTATTACAAAACCCAATGGTTTTTTTATTAATAGCATACTTTTTATATTTTTCTATAATAGCAGAATCCCTCTCATCAATAAATAATCTTTTATCTAAATCTTTCCTGTTATAATCAATTTTTCCTTTTTTTATGTTTGTATAATCTATATTATCTTTAAAACCATAATAGAAAAATTTAGTTAAATATCCCCTTTTTATAGCATCATGTAAATTTCCAACTGTAATTAAATTATTATTAAACAATTCTATAACATCATTCTTATCTAACCTAAATGGAGTTGCTGTTAATCCCAAAAGAAATGATTGAAAGTAATCAATTATATTCTTATAAGTTTTTGCTGGAGAATGATGTGCCTCATCAATTATTATATAATCAAAAACAGATTTATTTAAATTCTTGTAATAGTTTTTTAATAATTGGATTGTCACAAAATTAAATTTTTTCAAATTATCAAAACTCTTTTCATTTTTAATTAAATGTAAATTATCCTTTGTAATAAATTCGGAAAAAGCATTATAGGTTTGTTTTACAAGCTCATTATGATGTGCAACATAAAGAACACTCTTATAATTCATAGAATCTTTAATTGCTATTAAAGTCTTTCCAAGACCTGGAGGCATATTTATTAAAATTTTGTCTGCTCCTTTATCTTTTTCTACCTTAATTTGTTCTATTGCAATTTCTTGAAATGGATTAAGTTCTTTCATCTTGTAAATTATGGAATATTTTAGTTACTACAATAGGATTTATCCCAAGAACTTCAGATATTTTCTCTATTGTTCTAGTCTTTTTTGGAATATAGTATCCAGATAATATCTTAGAACCCATTGACTTTTCAACTCCAAGCATTTGAGAAAATTTACCAATTGAACCACATCTTAAAATTGCAAAAGAACGCAAGTGTGAAAGGGGCACAAAACTTACATCAATTTTGCTCTGATTACCCTTACTTTCACTTAAATGGGTGAATTTTCGTTGAATTTCATCTCTCTCGTGTTGGTCAACTTTAATGCTGTCTTCGTTCATTTTAGCTTTTGAATAATTTAGTTATTATTTCAGAAAATTTAATGCTTTTATAACTATATTATTAAGTATTTACCCTTTATAAATCTTTCCCACCACTTAATAGTAGTAACAATATTAACCACTACTTACAGAATTATAAGCACCCAATCCTAAACCTATAGCTAATCCAGCTACAACTGCTAACCCTATCATCTTAGTCCCAGTCCAAGCAATTTTAGCAACCTCTTTTCCAGGGTTGTCACCATCTCCCCACAATGTAAATCCAGGTTTGTTTTTATTAGTCATCTTCTTCCTTTAATATTAATTCTATAAATTTAACTCGTCAATTAATTCTTCGGCTGTTAGAACTTTCTTTTTTGATTTTTTATAAATCATTTTAAAACCATAATCATCTTTAGTCATTTCATGCTCTTCACCTTGTCTCATTCTATCAAAAGGCTTGCAATCTCTAAAGTTTTTAACTCTATCCTTATCTGCATCCCCTAATGGTTTCATTAAAGGAAACCTATCTTTAGATTGTTTCCAATTCAAATTAGTAATTGGTTGTGATAAACTAGGTTTAAAAAAACTACCTTTTGTCTTTCTCTTTTTCATTTTAAGGTAATGCGTTAACCATTTCTGATGTTGCTCCGATTAAAGGAACCCCAACCATTATCTTAGTAAAACCCTTTATCATTTTCTTTGGTTTTTGCTTTTTCTTTCCTTTTAGACCTTTCTTACTTGGAAGCATCTTCATAGATTCTCCAAGTAATCCTAAACTCATTACACCAGGGATGATTCCTGCTACTGTTTTTGCTGTACTCATTTTTAATATAACCTCCTTTTTTTATTCCATAGGATTGAACTTTCTCCAGGATTATTAAATGTATTCGGAACATTCAAAAGGCTTGCTCTTTCACTTACTGCTGTAACTCTTGGCTCACCTTTAATTCCCATACCACTTGGTTGTGGTCCCATTTGCTGTGGTCTAAAGGCTTGTTGTTGAATTGGTCTTCCAAATTGGTCTATTGGTCTTCCAAATTGATCTACTGCTTGTGGTCTAGCTTGCCCTAAACGAGATAAACCTCTTCCAAAATCACTAAGTCCACCTATAATTCTTTGCCCAACACTTGGAGTTTGTGGAACCCTTGCTTCCATTTGTCCCATTAACTCTGCTTGTTGTTGGGCTCTCATAACTTCCATTTCATGTTGTTGGTCTGGTTCTGCTAAAAATTGTTCTTCTGAAATTGGCTGCTGATATCTCATATCTTGCTGCATTGCCAATTGTTCTGCTTTTTGCTGAGCCATGCCCATTTGTTGTGCTTGAGCTAATCTAATTTGAGCTTTTTCTGCTGAAAGCATCTTTTTATAAATATGTGTTGGAACCTTTACTGCTCTCCCAGAGGGGAGAACACGTACCCTAAAAGTTCCAGTAGGCCTACCTCTTCCAGCTCCACTATTCTTTTTTGTTTGCGTTATTGCTCTAACTAAAGAACCCTTTGGAGCAACTAAAGAAATTGCTTTTCTAGCAACTGCTGAAAATCTTCTCTCTCTTGCAGGAGTTTTATATGCTGATGCACCATATCCAATAAATCCTTTTGAAACTTTTTGTGCAAGAGATTTTGCTAATTTTGATGTTTTTCTTTCTTCACTAGAAGAATAAATAGCTTCTAGTTTTTTAAAAACATCAGGATCTCCAGCCCTTCTAACTGCTCTTTGATATTGCTCTGTACTAATATCAATTCCACTCTCTCTTTTTTCTCTTTTTTTCTTTGCCATCTTTTATTTATTTGCCTTTTTCGTCATTTAATTAAAACTCCTAAATTATTTAAATGTTTGTGATTAACTATTGACCAACCTTGGAATTGCTAGGAAGTGTATTGTTAAAATTGTCATTGTTATTAAAATAGTAACTAATGCATAACCATATCCAATTGCCATTGCTAAAATAAATATTGATAAGAAGTTAAGAACTGTCACTTGTGAAACTCTTCCAATTGTAAATATTATCCAAAAGAGAACAACTAATCCAATTACAGCTAACCAAAAACTTTGGAATAAATCAACAACTAATAATGTCCAAAGATCAATCATTCTATTTCAACTCCTCCTTTAATTCCATTCAATTTATTTATCATCAACTTCCAACACTCCTATTAGACCACCATTCTAATACTGATAAAACATAAAATACTGCTAGTAATCCTCCAGTAAATGCCCAAGTTATAATTGCTGGTGTACAAGGCATAGCAGTGCATCCAAAAAAGTTTAATTCATTTGTAATTACAGTATAAAGTGAAGCAATTGGAATTGCTCCAACACCTAATAATATTGTAAATACTGGAAAAAACAGCGAGGTATCACTTTTAGTTACAAGATAAACCCCTAGAGCAATTGCTCCTCCTATTGCAGTTAAGGATACAAATGCTAATAAGAAATCAGTTCCACTCCATCCTGTAGGATCCAATATAAAATCCCATACTACTGTATCATTTGAACCAAAAGATGTTAATTCATAATCAGGAGTCTCAACTACATTATAAAATATTATAATTGACATTTGTAAGATTAACAAAATCATAATCATATTTGCTAACTTCATTTTATTTTAACTCCATTTAATTTATCTATTTTCATCTTTGTGCCTGCCTATTTACATTTAAAAAATATGATATTGTGATAATTAATGTAAAACCTAATAAGATATAATTATTTATAAAATCATTTCCAGAAAGATTATTAAAGTAAAAGAATCCTTGTCCTGTCATTTCTCCACCAACAAAACTTCCAGATAAACTTCCCATCAAAATAACAAAAGTCATAATAATTAAAAAGGCACCTGGATTTGAAGTATCACTTCCTAAATTATAATTTAATGTAGAAATTGCTAAACACATAAAGAAAAATACTATAACGAGTCTATTAAAATCGTCTGTATCTGAATCATCTCCCCATTCATCTATAACATACTTCATATCTCTAATAAAAGTCAATATACCTGCTTTCCCTGCTGTTGGTATATCAATAACCCGCCAACGGGCATCTCCTTCTATTAAAACAGTTCCATTACCTATATCAAAATAATACTTTCCTTTAATATCATCCCCAAGATTAACTGTGTGCATTACATAAATAGTGCATCCTCCAGGATTACAAGAAGACCATGTTGAATTTAAAACAGCTCCAGTAGAAGAATTTACTAATTTAAATGACATATTAATAATATTACTTTTAGATGAAACCAACTGATATGAAAAATTATAAGTTCCAGCTTGGATAATTCCTGTAGAAGGAGTCCTTGCATACTTTATACCTTCTATTTGTGAAACATAAATATCAGCACCTATTCCACATTGTAATTGTTGAGTATATTGTGTTTGGGTTGGTCTGATTGTTACTGTAGTTCCAACACAACTAGCTATTGCAAAAGTAAATTTATGATCATAATCTGGATTAACCCAGAAAGTTACAAGCCCTGCATCATCTGTTGTTTCCTGTCCAACAATTGTCCAAATACCAGCAAATTGTCTTTCAACTGTAACTTCAACATTACTTATTTTATCACCCTCTTCATCTACAACTTGGATAGTAGAATAAATACCATCTGCACTTGAAAGAAGATATAAAATTTGATTTGTTGTCGCATTTGTTAAATCGCTTGAAGCATCATATTTCCTTTGGGGATATCCTTCTTTAGAATATTGAATTGAACGAGTATTGTGCATTGTAACATTTCCAGGGAACAAACAAAAGGTATAAAAATAATTTAAAGAACTATTTGAAAATAACAAAGATTTTTTATAGGTTCCATCCCCTAACCAATAACTCCAAGTTGAAGAATCTATTGTAGCATTTAGAGCAGAACTTGTTCCTTCATCTTTAAATGTAAAATTTATATATGGAACAGTTAATGTAGTATTGCATATTCCAAATAGAATTGGGGCAACAGTTTGATTATAGATTGTTGTATTCTCTGCATAAGTTGAACTTAAATTCCATTTGTAATAAAAAGTATTTGCTCCAATTTGACTTGGGGGAACTTGTAATGTCTTACTTAATAAATAATTTTCTCCAGAACTTGTTACTGTTGCAGAATAACTTGTTCCATTATAAACTAAATAAGCAGAACTTGGAGTATATCCTATTGGAGTTGTAATATTTAATGTATATACTTCAGAAGTAATTGTTTCATAAGTCAATGAATTATATGTATTTGAATTAATTGTTGAATTCAAACTAAAAGAATAATTAGAAGTAGCCCAAGAACAAGCATTATAAGTTAAATTTCCATAACAAGCATAAGAATTCCAAATAGAATTTCCTAAATTTATATTAAATAATTTACTAACATTGGTTGAATTAGTAAATAAATCAGTAACTGTTGTTTGATTAGATAGTGTTCCATTTAAATACCATATATTATAAGTATTATTTATCCAAGAATAACTATTATTTACCCACGACATTGAAAGACTTACATTAAATAAATTACTTGGTGCTGTAAATACTTTATTATTTGTTGGATAAGTTAAAGTAACATTTATCAAGGTCTCTCCTCCTTCTCCCTTAAATCCATAAAAATTTCCATCACTTGCTCCAGATATTAAATACCAAATTCCATCTTTTTGGAAAACAGATGGTGCTGCCCATGCCCCAATATCTCCCAACGAATCATTTATTGTAAAATCAGGTAACCATTCTGTTCCACTCCAAGCAAAACCAAGAAATTTTCCATCATCTGCTCCTGGGTATCTTGTTCCACTTATCAAATACCAAATTCCATCTTTTTGGAAAACAGATGGTGTGTACCAAGCGTTTACATTTGTTGGAAGACTTGCATTTATTGTAAGATTTGTTACCCATTGAGTTCCACTCCAAACGAAACCCCAAAAACCTGCTATACTCTGACCTCCAGTTATCAGATACCAAGAACTATCTTTATAAAAAACATTTGGATTTCCCCTATCTGTTACACTTGGTAAGGAAGCATTTATTGTTAAATTAGTAACCCATTGAGTTCCACTCCAAGTATAACCATAAAATTTACCATTTAGTTCTCCACTTATTAAATACCAAGAAGAATCCTTGTAAAAAACCGATGGAGCTGAATTACCACCAATATCAGGCAAGGAAGCATTTATTGTGAGATTTGTTGCCCAAGCAGTTCCAGTCCAAACATATCCAAAAAATGCCCCACTCTCCTCTCCACTTATTAGATACCAAGAACTATCTTTATAAAAAACAGAAGGTTTTGAATTAGTTCCTATATCTGGCAAACTTGCATTTATTGTTAAATCTGGAGTCCAGAATGCTGCACTAACACTTCCTAAACTAACTAATAAAAACATTCCTAAAATTAAAGAGAAGATTAATTTATTTTTCATAGTTTACTCCCAAGTATAAATAACCTTTCAACACCAAATATCAAATTCATTTCCATTTTCAAAAGGAATGAATTTAATATTGCTGATATTGTGGTTGTGCTGGTTGTTGTCCCCCTTTCATTATCAATCCAACAGCACCAAGGATAAGCATAATAAGTATAAGTGGCGGGCCTATCGATAACATAGCACAAGTTGTAGCATGCGTATTCCCAAGAGATTCATTAAAACAGGTAGTATTACTCCCGATGCCATTACAGAGGTCTGTTGTACTTTTACAATTCAATACACTTTGGTCTCTTAATCCATCAAATTGATCTTGGATAGTTGGCCAAAACGAAGTTATTAGTAAAACAGATACCACAAGCATAACAATACCGAAAATAAAAGACATTTGTCCTCGCTTATTATCCATTATTGTATTCATTCTATTTTGTTCCTCCTTTCATTTGTATTAAATATACGGGCAGGCTCATTAGAACCTGCGAGCTCAAAGTTAAGATAAGAAATATGGAAGGGTTGTATATTGCCTAAGCTTAAGAAATGAGTGTGATTATTAATTATCATTTTTTATTTTTAAAATCTCCTAATGGAGAAACTTTTGGTTTTTTTAATCCAAAGAACCTATTTAATATTTCATCATAAGTTTCTCTCTTTGTTATTCTTTGTTTCTTTAATTTCTCAAGTGTCTTATATTCTATCTGAATAGTTGTTCTTTGTTTCATACATAGCATATACATAACAACTTATTTAAATGTTTGTGATTTTAGAATTAGGGGATTTTTAATTAATTATTTTAACTCTCTTGTAATACTATTGAATTCTTCTACTTCTTTCACTTATCTAAATCTTCGTATATCTTCAATTGTTTAACCCTACTTTTATTACTGATGATATTACAAAATTCTTTAAAAATAAACCAATTACCTTTTAATACTTCAAAAAATAAAAATAAAAGATACTTAGGAATTCTTCTCTTTTGATATTTTAAAGAATAAACTTGATATGGAAAATTAAATAAAAATGCTTTCTTTAATAAATCATAATTCTTAGTTTTTAACTTATTGGTTTCAACTAAAGGAAAAGAAACAAAATTTACATTATTTTCTTTTACAAATGTTACCTCTTGAAATATATTCTTTAATTCATTAATATTTTTAATAAAGAACTTTTTAGTAACCATTAACTGCTCTGGGATTATTAATGAATTAAATTCCTCTATTGATATATTTTTAATTGCCACTCTTGAAAAGAACCTCAAATATTTCTTCATACTTCCTTTAGAAACATAATAATCACAACAGCTTATTTCTTTTCTAGATTTTAATAAAGAATATACTTGCATATACTCTTTTAAGTTCAAATCCTTGGATTTTTCTGAAATAAATGTAATATAATCATAATCTTTAACTAATTCTTCAATTTCTTTCAAATCTTTAGTGAGATGATTTTTTTCTAAGGAAATTATTTTTTTATCCAATTTAGGTAGATTTATTCCATTAGATTTTATTTTGGAAAGTTTCCCTAAAATTTTCTTTAATCTTTTTGAAAAACTAAAATCTTTCAAAACTTTCTTATGAATTGCATTTGTTATCTTATCTCTTTCCTTTTTATTTTTTAAATAATATTTCACTTTTTCCAGAAGCTCTTCTTTTGTTTTAAAAGAAACAATTTCTTTTCCTTCCTTTGTAAAATTGTAATACTCTGGACAATATTCTGTAAGAACAAATGTCTTACATGAAGCCCCTTCAAAAAACTTGTAATTTTTATGTGTTAATCCATCTGAACCTCTTGATAAGCAAAGATAAATTTTAGTTTTGTTTAATACATTAATCATCTCTTCTGTTTCTAATGGACCTTTATAAATATCTACAAAATCTGAAAACTTATCCCATTCAAAACCAAAAACATTAACATTGATTCCATTGTCTTTCAAATATTTTATATACTCATATCTAAGAGACTTCTCACCTAAAGCTCTCCCAATAAAAGTTACATCATATTCCTTTTCTATTTTAATTGGTTTGTAAAGTTCTGTATTTATTCCTTCAAGATTACCAACTTTATAAATTCCTTCTTCTTTATACCTTGGTATCCATTCTGGAAGTCCAATAAAACCATAATCCATAAAAAGAATGATAAACCTTGAAAAGTTTTCAAACATGGTATCATCATCTCCAAGAGGAAATATTAATTTTGTTTTTGGAGATAATTCCTTAATCTTAAAAAATGTATCAAAATATAATTCAGTATGACCTGCATAAAAGAAAATGAAATTTGGTTTTTCTTTTTCTACAAAATCCAATAACATTTGATTCATTTTATCTTCCCCATACTTAATAGTTGTCCAACGAATGTCAAAAGATATAATTTCCTTGCATAATTTTTTTAGGGTTAAATATCCATTTTGATATGGGGAATTAAATTTACTTAAACTCCCCGCAAATAGTATTTTATTTATCATGACCTTTCTTAGCCTCTTTATTTATACTATCTACTATCTCCCTAAGTTTAAGGTCTTTTTTATCCATATTCTTTTCAGCACTTGTAATTCCCCATTCAACAACAATTGAATCAGACATTCCAATGAATGCATGTGGTTTAAATGCTGGAATAACTGCAGACTCGCCCTTAACAAGTAACCGTTTTTCGTTTCCACAAATAAATTTGATAGACCCCTTAACCACTACCAAATTCTCCTCCTTTGAATGTATACACCCCCCTCGAGCATATCCTTCTTTTAATTCAAGAAAAGTAAATTCCTTTCCATCCTCTAACATATTTTCAATTAGATAAATACCCCCTCTTTCATCTTCATGTATCTTTTTAAGTTTCTTTTGATTATAGAATTCTGATATCTTTTCACAGATAAATTTTATTTGTTCTTCAGAAATAGCTGGCCCATTTGGCAACCATAAGCAATTATCTGAAATAGAACTGGAATTTAGATAAATTATATCTCCTCCTTGATTCTTATATGGGGAATTCATATGAATAGCTGGCCAACATTCTCTTGGAAATATTTCAAAGGTGTTTAAAAAACTAACTAGTTTTGCTCTTTCTTCACAAGTTATATCTATCCAAAGTGGAATTTCCCCTTTTCTCAATAGAAAAAAATGAACTTCTTTTAAACCGTGTAGTTCTCTTTCATAAATCTCCCTTTGCCTTAATAATAATTCTTTCCTTTCATTTATCTTTCTAAATTGAGCAAGAGCGAGAGCAGCAGATAAATCATTAAACTTAAGGTTATAACCTTCTATTTCGTGCAGGAATTCTTTATTACTAAATCTTCCAAAATCTCTTAGTCTTCTAATTAGTTCATAATATCTATCATCATTTGTCACTATAATTCCTCCTTGCCCACTTGTAACAATCTTATTAGATTGTAATGAAAAACAACCAACTTTTCCAATAGTCCCTAAATAATTTTCCCCTAATTTTGAACCTAAAGCTCCTGCAGCATCTTCAATTATTGTTAAATTATGCTTTTCTGCTATTTCTTTTAGTCTATTCATATTTGCGCTTCTCCCCAGGACATGAACTGGAATTATTGCAATTGTATTTGAATTTATTTTATCTTCTATTATATCTGTATTAATTGTCCCGTCCCCTGCAAATACATCTACCAAAATTGGTCTTCCTCCAGCCCAACCCACTGCTGTTGCTGTTGCTATCATTGTTAAATCTGGTATTAAAACTTCAAAGTTTTCTTTTTGTTTTATTAAAGCATCTGCCTTAACTGCTAAGAAAAGAGCTGCCGTTGCATTTGTTGTTAATATAACATATTTTACTCCCAAATATTTTTTTATTTCTTCTTCAAGTTCTTTTGTTTTAGGACCTTCATTTATATAATTTGAGTTTATAACATCCGATACTTCTTTTAACTCTTCTTCTCCAAATTTAGGTTCATTCCAATTAATTCTCATTTTCTTAAATACCCCATTAAACTATGAATTCCCCAACCAAGAATGAAACCACCAAATATTACAATTAAATACCAAACTAAAGGATTTAACATAAAACCAAATAGTCCCATTCGCATAGTCAATTCTCCACTACAATATAAAACTCCTTCAGCAGATATAACTTGGTCTAATTTTGGACAAAATACTCCCTGTACAAATGCTTGAGAAAAATAATCTAATATTGCTAAAATTGGAATTAAATAACTTCCCCACATCTTGAATGGATTATATGATTTCATTTTAATCCTCTTGCCAATTCTTTTGCTTTATTTATATAATAATCATCTTCTCTCTTTATTTGTTCTACTGGAATCTTTCCTGCTTCTTCCATTTTTATTTTTAAATCGGATGCAAGCATCATCTTAGCCAGTTCTTTAAATTTTGTTTTTGGACTCCAATTTAATATTTTCTTTGCTTTTGAACAATCCCCTAATAACGCTGGAACTTCTGCTGGACGTTTTTGATTATCACTCAGAATTACAAAATCCTTCCAGTTTAGACTTAATAAATTAAAGACTTCCTCAACAAATTCCCTAACAGTATGAGTTTCCCCTGTTGAAATAACAAAATCATCTGGTTCGTGATGCTGAAGAATTTTCCACATTGCTTCTACATATTCTTTTGCATACCCCCAATCTCTTTTTGCATCTAAATTTCCCAAAACAATTTTGCCTCTTTTTCCAACAATTATATCTGCAGCAGAAAAAGTTATTTTTCTTGTAACAAAATTTAATCCTCTTCTTGGAGATTCATGATTGAAAAGAATTCCACTACATGCAAAAAGCCCATAGCTTTCTCTGTACAATTTTGTCAAATGATATGCTCCTAATTTGGATATACCATAAGGACTTTGAGGAAGCATAAGGGTATTTTCATTTTGAGGGGGAGGGGAACTCCCGAACATCTCACTTGAAGAAGCTTGATAATACTTGCATTTAAGATTCATATCTTTTATTGCTTCCAATATTCGCAATGCACCTAAAAGATTATAATTAATTGTAGACTCTGAATTATTGAAACTTATTCCCACATGACTTTGGGCCCCTAAATTATATATTTCATCTGGCCGAACTTCTTCTATAATTTTTCTTAGGCTTGTTGTATCAGATAAATCTGCATATTGCAAATAAAAAGGAGATTCTTTTGTCTTTCCATAAATCTCATCATAAATATCCAAATGATCTATTCTAGAAGTATTTGGATAACTTGCTCTTCTAACAATTCCTCTTACCAAATATCCTTTTGAAAGCAAAAATTCAGCTAAATATGAACCATCTTGTCCACCTATTCCAGTAATCAAAGCTACTTTTTTTCCATTTATCATTTTATTTTATCCCATAAATGGTCCTATATTTAATTGGTCTTTCCCTTGGTTGTTTTGGTTCTATTATCTCTTGTATTTTTTTTAAATTTCCTTTAAAGAATATTTCTTCAATTATAATTTCTCCATACTGTTGCTTACTCCATCTCCAAAAATTTATTATAAAATTAATTGAACAAATAATTAACAATATTACTATAATTATAATTCCAATTAATGAAAATCCGATTATGGGGGTTATTTCTTGATTTATGAGAAAATCAATTAATTTAAAATTTTTATATACTATCTTAATTAGAATAAAAACTAATGCTAAATAGATAATAGAAACCCAAATATTTTGTTTACTTTCAAAAATTATCTTATAATCTTTCTCCTTATTCATCTCGTTACTTAAATTAAATTCTCCTTTCATTTTATTGCCTCCAAATTTAAGCTGATTAAATAACCATTTTCTTTGTCAAATTGGTTCTCTGGTGTTGAAGTAAATTCCTTGCTTGGCAAATAAGATTGGGAATGGTCATCAATCTCATTATGGGGTGGAGTAGTTTTCCAGTCATATTTTCTTATATCTTTAAAACCAACTTGTCTTAACAATTCATTTAAATTATTAAAATCATATGTAGTTTTATGATAAATAAATTCTAGATTATCTTCTTCTTCTTTCTGGATTTTCATCTTCCCATATAAAGGCCCCAAGATATTTTGCAAAGGAAATTTCTTCTCAGTATACAATTTTGCCATTTGCTCAAAATCGGGAACAGCAATTCTTAGTATTCCCCATTCTTTCAAAACTCTAAACCATTCTTTTAAAACATTAAAACCTTCTTCTCTGTCAAAATATTCAAATACATGAGAAGCGTAAATTAAATCAACCGAATTGTCATCAAAAAAAAGAAGTCTTGTAATATCATGTGAAGTCACATGGGGATATTTTCCTTTATCTATATGAATCCAATCTTTCCCAAAATCTCTCCATCCACACCCTAAATTAAGCTTTATCATTTTTCACAATAACTTTCTAATCTTCTTTTCATTTCTTGTCCTAATATAGTGAAGTAATAATATTGATGAATAGTAAATTCTTTTAATTAAATTTATTTTCTTATTCAAATGTTTATGATCGTCCATAGTTTTATCTCTATAAAATTCCTGTGTTCTTCTCTTTGCTACACTTATTGAATTTGGTTGTTCTCTATATTTTACTAAAAACTCTGGGAGATTTGTAAGATTCTTTTTCTTGTCCAATGCTTCCAAATAAAAATTATAATCTGTTGCAGCAGGATATTCTTCATTATAATAAAAGCCTTCATTCCTATACATTATTGAAGAATTAACAATACTGCAACTTTGTGGAAGTCTCCAAGCTAAAATCTTATAATTATTATATTTTCTAAATCTACGACTCTCATTTCCATTTTCATCTATATATATTGCTGAACTTCCTACTAAAAAGATATGGGGATTCTTCTCTAAGAAATTAAATTCTTTTTTAAGTCTTTCTGGAAAAGAAATATCATCTGCATCCATATTAGCAATATACTTTCCCCTTGCAACTTTTAATCCTAAATTTCTTGTTTCAGAAACATTTAACTTTTTTTTGCTATCTATCAAAACTATTCTCCTGTCTATATTTTTATATTTCTTGATAATATTTAATGAATTGTCTGTTGAACAATCATTAATTAATATAAATTCAAAATCCTTAAAAGTTTGATTTAACATAGATTGAATACATTCATCTAAAAATTTCTCTGCATTATATACTGGAGTTAATATTGAAACCTTTGGAGACCTTACTATTTCTCTTTCTTCATCAATCCACCTTAAAGCAATTTTCTCTTTTTCATTCATATTATTAGAATTTTATTTTACCTTAATAACTTCAACATAACCCCATTTATAAACCTTTCTAATCACTGAGAAGTGGTAACAAAAGTATGTTCTTATAATTATTTCTTTTTCCCTTTCTTTCTATAAGACTTAATTTTTATTTTGGGAATAGTCATCTCCAATAATTCCTGTGGAGTTATCCTTCTTTTTTTTAACTGCCTTGCTTTTAGACAAAATGAAATTTGTTGTGTACGACTATTCTTAGTGGCAGTTACCATATCTTTCAACCTTATTTCTTTCATTTTCTTTTATTACTCCTATTTATTTTTTCTTATAAGTTTTTTTTGCTTGTTTTGCTGCACTTATTCCTTTAAATTCTGGATGTTCCTTTCTAAATTTAGCAAGGTGAATCATCCACGGATTCAATTTTCTTTTTTGTACCATATTGTTTTTTACCCCCTTTTCTTTTTTAAATTATGTATTTTAATTTTCTTTGTTTTAGCAATAGCATATCCAATACTTTCTACTTCTTTCAAATCATATTCCTTTCCATACTTCTTTTGAAACTTCTTTGGAACTTTCTTCCCTAAGTATTGTTTCTTTACTGCTTTTTGCAATTTTTTAAATTTTCTTGTTTGTGGCATCTTTATTTCTTTCCTCCTTTTTTCTTTTCTTTCTTTAAAGGTTTTCCAATTTTCTTTAAAGGTCTTTTAACTAAAGGTTTTTTAACTAAAGGTTTTTTAACCAAAGGCTTTTCAAACCCCTTCAATTGATTTCCTATTGCTAATAATCTTTCTTCAAAAACTTCCTTTTGCTTTTTTAAAAGTTCTATCTGTTCTTCATTTGAAAATTCTTTTGGTTGAATATTAAATCTAAATCCTCTTTCAAAACCTTTACCAAATCTACCAAAACCTCCACCAAAATTTCCACAGAACATTCTACTAAATTCAGAGGATTCAGTAGGAACTTCGAAATTTATACAAAATCCTTGTCTAGTCATTGGAACTTTTCTTTCTGGTTCTTTTTTATCTAAATTCATTTTTATTCTTTACCTCCTTTTTATTTTATTAATAAAATATAAAATATAATTTCTATGTAATCTACTTTCTTTTAAGAAGCCACAACTTAATAAAATTGAAAGTTATAGCTTCTTAATTTTTAAAGTATTATTACTTTGTTTTCTTTTTAGGTCTACCTTTTTTCTTTGCCATATTCGTTTTTTTCCTCCTTTTAATTTGATTATTTGTTGGTTGTTTGAAAAATCCTAGTTGTGATTTCTTCATCTTAGCTATTCCTCCAGCATATGATATTTCTTCTTTCTCTCCAGGAGTTAATATTCTTAATAATTTCTTTTGAACCATTACACCTTTTTCTTTTCCAGGTCTAAATAAAACTTTTCTGTATGGACTTAACTTTGCTCCTGTCCTTACAACTTTCTTTCCCTCTTTCGCTTTAACAATTCTATAAGATGCTGCTGCTTCACCCAATACTTTTTCTTGAGCTCTTGCTTCTGCTCCCATTTCTGTAGCAAATGCAAAAGGTATCTCAGCCCTTTCCCATTTTCCTTTTCTCCTTACTTCATAAGTATATCCTATTTCTGGAACTGGCTTTCTTATTTTTGATGGTGTTATTGCTTTCTTCCAAAGCCTAGGAAATATTCTTGGAGGTCTTAATTTTGGTATTGGTCTAGGAACTTGTCTAGGAATTTGGATTGGTCTTAGGATTGGAAATTGTCTTATAGTTTCCCTTGGAACTTGGACTTCTCTAGAAACTAATAATTCTCTTGGAATTAATCTTTCTTTAGGGACTAATCTTTCTCTTGGAATTAATAACCCACGAAGTTCCTCTCTTGGAATTTGAATTTCTTTAATCTCCATTCTTCCAACTCTCTTTAATCCTAAATCAGTTTCATATTTAAATCTTTCACCAACTTTTGGAACTGAAATTAATTTTATTTTTTCTCTGGTAATTATAGGAGCCTCTGTAGGAATTTCTGTAAGAGCTTCTGTAGGAGTCCCCAAACCAACTCTTTCAGTTGGTAAAATTACAGATGGTTTAATAACTGATGGCATACGCATTGCTGGAATTTCTGCAACTTCATAAGTTCCAGCACCCCAATATTCACTTGTAACTTCTCCAGCTCCTCCAACCATTCTAGGAATTCCAATAAGTCCTATTTCAGAAACTGGCTTTGCGATAGTTTTAACTTTCTCTATTTTTTCTGGATAAAATTTAACTTTTGAAGGAACTTTTCTTAAAAGTTGTTCTCTTAATATATCCTTCTGAGAAATAACTTGTTTCATTTCAAATGCTTGCTTTCCATCTACTACTTCTGGAACTACTGAAAATGGAGTTCTCTCTGGTGCTCTTGGTTTTTTAATTTTAGTAGAAGGAAATCCTTTTGGTTCTTTAATTTCAGGTACTCTCATTTGAAAAGGTGCAACCCCTCTTGATTTTCCAACTGTAAGAACAGTATAAGGTTGTTCTACAAATTCTCTTACCTTTAATGCAAGTTCTGGTTTATTTTTCTGTAATTGTAAAGTAAACTCTTTAACATTATCAACAACCTTCCCATCTTTTATAATTTCTACAATTCTTTGTTTTTCTGTAGACCTTCCTTTTTCAAATAATGCTTTTAATTCTTCTTTTGAATATTCTCCCCTAATTAACTTTCCAAGTTCTTCTTCTGTACTTTTCTTTAAGAAATCTATTGACTTAGCTCTTTCAAAAGGAGCTAATTCCCTATATTCAACTTCAGATATTCTTATTGAAATACCATCTTCTAACTTTATGACTTTAGATTTTCCAATCTTAGCCATTGTTGAACCAGGTTGTTTTAATGGTGAATCATAACTAACATAAACATCCCCAGCTAGTGTCTTAATTCTTCTAACTCTTTTTCTTGCTTCTTTAATTACATCTATCTTAAAAAGCTTTGGAGCTTCTTTCATAGTAGTCACTATTTGAAATTCTGTAGTTGATTTAAGCGGTTTTCCTCTAACTCCTTTTTGATATAAAAATTTAAATTGTTTTGCAATGCTTTTTCCCTTAATACCAGCTCCAACTATTTCTAATTGAGCTTTACTCTTACCAATCCAAGGAGAATATTTTAAGGAAGGAACTTCTACCACTTTAGGTATATCTCCTAAGCTTCCTTTCATTAATAAAAACTTTTCTGGAAGCTGCATTGTTAAATCAACTCTTCCCTTAGAAACATCTTTTAATAATTTAATTTCCCTTTCTGTTAATACAGAAACTTGCATTTTATCAATTAATTTAGATAAAATATTCTTTTCACTACCAGTCAATTTTAAACCCTTTGTAACTTCTTTAAAATTAATGTTTGTTGTTTGTGGTAATTGTTTTCCAGTTAAAGGATCTCTACCAACTTCTCCCCTAGTATATTTAAATCTTTCTTCTGCAATTTTTGCTGTTTCTTTTTCTATTTTTATAAGCTCTTCTTGAGATTTACCAATATCTTTTAAATGTTTTTCCCAATTACTTTCAGTCATTCCAAGATATTTTGCCCTTGGAATAGCTGTCTTCTTAATAAATTTTGCTCCTTTAACAGCACCAATTGTTCCTAAGAAAGCCAAACTTATTCCTGCTCCAACTGCTCCTTCTGTTTTAACTTGTTCAATTATTCCTGGAAGATATTCTGCTTCTAATTCTTTTCTTGTCATTTTATCTTCTAACTCATAACCTTCCTCCAATGTCTTTTTTGATTCATCATATTCTTTTGAATAAGGTTTCCATACTTCTTCTTCAAATATTCTTTCAGCTTCTTTTTCAGGATGTTTAAATGCTTGAACTCCTTCAGCAACTTCGGAAACCATATAAGTTGGTCCAACAACTGGAACAGCATAAGTTAAACCTTTAATTGCTGTTTCAAAACCCATTCCAACTTGTTCTTTAGTAATTGGAATAACCTTTCCAGCATCTATTGCATCTGCCCATGCTTGAGTTCCTTTTTTTGGTTTTACTTCATATTCTCCACCAATCCACTTACCTGGCCAACTCTTCTTTGGAATATTTTTAAGAGTAGTTTCATAAATATCTTCCCATCCTTCAGCAGCCGTTTCAGCAACCCACTCAACACCTTTTGCAAGAAGTCCTGCTGCTTCTAAATAAGTAACACCTGTTGTTGGAACCTCTTCAACACCCAGCTTTTTCCAAACAAAACGTGGAATGGGTAATGGAATTTCTTCTTCAATTCCAGGGATCTTTGATACAAGTTCTCCAGCTTTTCTTAAAACTGGTTTAAGTGTTCTTTCATAACTTCCTCTTTCTTGAGCTGCTTGTATTTCTTTCTGCTCTTCAAAAGTTGGTTGCCTCATTATAGCAGTTCCTCCAACACCCAAACCATAAGGAGCTATTTGGTATGTTTTTGTTTTAGGGCTATAAATTTCAGGTCTCCTTTCAAATTCTTTTATGTCTCTATATTCTTTAACTACACTTGTAACTCTTTCTCCAAAAGTTGGTTTAATTATTTGCCTAGCATATTCCGGGGTAAAGGTAACTCCTCCTCTTGCTAAACTTGCTGTTGCTAATTTTTGTGCTTGAGAAGAAGTATATCCTAAATCTTTATAACGTTGTGTTTCAAATTGTTGCTGTTCAATTTTAGGTTGGGTATATTTTTCATAAATAACTTTTGCTGTTGAAGTTCGGTATAATTGAGAAGGATCAAATGATGGAAGTGATGGAGCACCAACTATTTTTGTTCCTGCTGGAATATTTACTTGTGCCATTGACATTCCTATTCCTTCAGGAGAAATATACGAACTAGTAACAGGATCGTAAGTTCCTGGTGCTTGAGCTGCAATTCTTGCTCCATAATCAGCACCTGCCAATTTTATGGCAGACGGTGCAGTTGGAACTGCTACTGCCTTACCTTGAGCATATGCAATATCCTTCATAGCCAGTTCCCTATTTTTATATAATTTATCAATTTTTCTTCCGACAGAACTTCTTGGATCATATCTTTTATGTTGGGTGAAAATTTTTTCTGCTTGTCTCCATTCAGCACTTTCTTGAACTGCTCTATTATATGCTGCTAAATCTGCTTCGTATTTCTTTTGTGCTGCAATATCTGCTTGAGAAACTTGTTGTGGTTGAACTGCTGCTTCTGTAATTTTATATTGAGAAATAGCTTTTTGAGCTTCTTGTTTTCTTTTTAATAATTCTGCTATTCCTGATTTTTGTAGGAGTTGTGATATTGATACCATATTATTTTAAATTTACACAAGAATTATCTAAGTCTTTTCAACCCTTTTGCCATTGTTCTTGAATGAAGACGAGTTCTTCCTTGAAAAGGCATACATGGAATACCAATCACTGGTTTTTGAACTACTAATCCAATTGGTTGAAAAATTGGTAATGGAAGTAATTCTTTACTGCTATCATAAGCAGTTAATAAACCCAAACGTCTTTTTTCTTCAGCTTGAAGGTCTGCATTATATTTATCAATTCTTGCTAAATTTAATTGTAAATCTTTTTGTTGTTGCGAAATCTTTTGCTGATATACTCGTTGTTGCTGTCTTTCAACACGATCCATTAATGGTCTTGAACCATGAAGCTGCATGGCACTTGGCTGAGAAAACTTAATTTTATTTAATTCTCCTACTTGGCTAACAATCTTGTCTCTTGTTTCTAACATTTTTTTATTACTGGTAGAATTAATAGTCCACAATATATAAATGTTTGTGATTTGAAATAATTTTAGAATTTTTGTAATTATGAGTAGTAATAACACTTCACACATAAAAAATATTAATTTTGTAGAAATTTATTTCCTTTACTTCTATTTTTGGACTTTAATAACCATTGATGATTCTCTGGTTCAAAAGCCCATTTAATTTCTTTAGGATTATCTAAATCAAATCTACTTAAAGGCATAATGTGATCCACATCATAATTTTTAATATCTTTTGGAAATGGTTTTAAATGTTCTATTATTTTTTTATAATCTATACCATATTTTTTAGAAGGCATTATCTTTCCTGTTGTTGAATATAATTTTAATGCCCTATTTAAAGTGCTTCTTAAATCAATTATCAATTTGTAATTAATATCATTGCTTCTTCTATCTTTAATATAAGTTTTCATATAGATATTCATATACTCTTTTCTTTCTGGTTTCTTTTGATAAGTTCTCATGTATTCACTTTTTCTTTTTTTTACTTCTGGTCTTTGAGAATATTCTTTCTTCCTAGCTTTAACTTCTGGTCTTTGTTGATATTCTTTCTTTCTTGCAATAACTTCTGGTCTTTGATTATATTCTTTTAAGTATGCTTTTCTTTTTGGTCCCTTAACATATCCTTTAGCATACTCCTTTTCTTTTTCCTTAAATTCTGGTATCTTCCTACATTCTTTCATATATAAGCTATGATAACACTTTTTACATAGACTTTTACAAAAAACATCATTTATCCCACAAACTCTACATTTCATTTTCCCATTGGAATAATCATTATGATTGCTTCTGGTATTACAGAAATAGATAATCCATCTTCTGAAACAAAATTAACAGACTGCTTAGTTACAGAAACTATTTTAGCCCTATACCAAAAGTTATTAGAAAGAGTTATTTTTACTTTCTGACCTTCATACTGACTTACTGATTCGTAATCCATTTTAATTACTTATATTAAGAAATTAACCTTTATAAATCTTTCTAACCCCTATATAGTAGTAACAAAATAAAAGGCCTTAATTAAAAGGCCAATTATTTTGCTTTTCTGCTAAATACTGTCTCACAGCTTTTTCAACCTTTACAGAATACAAATCTTCGAGATCATGTAAAAACAAAGTTAAATTTGTATAATCACTAAGATTGATAACCCTTGTACAATTATCAGGAGCATAGCTTCCACTAGTCTTTGGAGTAATTTTAATTTGTGTTTTTTTACCCCTTCGCTTATAAATCAAAAGATACTCTCCAGCCATTTTACCTAGAAACTAAAAAAATCACAACCCCTACTACTATAACCCCGAGAATTATCAGCACTGTTTTATTAATTGCTATTTTTTTCTTTGCAGCACCAACTATTGCTTGCATTGCAGCTTTAATAATAAACTCATCTGAATCCGTTGAGTCTCCCCTCGCTTTAATTTCATCGTAATCAAGATTGCTTATTGGTCTTCTATCAATTTCTTTTATACAAAGGCATTGATATTTTCCTAATCTCCAAAATGCTCTTGGGTCAACTTCATGTGGTCTATTTCTTATTATAACCATATCCGAAGCATAGAGTGGATGAAGTTTTGGAGGTTCAATTATCCCTTTCCTATTAAAGTACCAAACAAGAATTTCTTTCCCCTTCTTATTTGCAAGTTTCATAACTCTTCTCCATTTAAAAGGAAACTTAAATCCCCTTTTCTTTTTCATAAACTCTTGGGTATGTTTTATTTTATCTCCAAACTTTTGTTCAAAAAGTATTCTATTCAATTTCTTATTTGGAGTCAAACTAATATCTGGTTTTTTTCCAACTAAATTAGAATAAATTAAATTAACCTTTTGATTTTGACTAAAATTTTTCATATCAATCAAAAATTCTTTTGTTAAATTTTTAATGCTTCTATCTAAACTTTCTTCATTCATTGTTCTTGACCTTGTATCCGTGAATCTTCTTTTTCTGAAAATATTCGCCATTTAGATTTTTTATTAAATTGTGGAAGGTTTGATACACTTGAAGAAGAATCTCTTGAGGCATACCTTTTTGAAGTAATGAATAATTCACTGAACCATCCTAATTTACTCATCGCTGTATCTGTTATTACTCTTGATTGTTTTCTAAAAAACTTAGCTACTCCAGGATGATGAAACGTTTCTGCTATTAAAGCAATTCTCTCACAATCTCTAACACTTAAATTCCAATTTCCAAGTTCTACTTTATCTAAATTACTTACTTTCTTTGAATCTGGTTTCGCAAGAACATCTTTAAATAAACCATAAATTCCTCCTGGAGATACTGATTCACTCCCTCCTGCTTCAGCTTCCCAATTCCCATCATCTACATTGTCTTCATCTCTAGAATATCCTTCTTCGGGATATTCTCCTTGGGGATATTCTTCTGGATACTCCCCTTGATATTCTCCTTGGGGATATTCTTCTTGAGGATATCCTTCTTCTAAATATTCATCTTGAGGGTATTCCCCTTGAGGGTATTCCCCTTGAGGGTATTCCCTGTTAATATATCTCTCATTAGATTTTATAAAAGTTCTTCTAGGAATACCTACATTAAGAACATTCTTTTTCTCAATTCCATGTTCAACCTTTTCTTTCTTTCCTTCCATATTTCTTATCTTAACCCCCTTTCATCTATATAAAACATTTATTCTTCTTCATTTGATATAAACCATTCATATGCAGAAGAAAACATAAAGATAATTCCTAATCCTAAAAGAGATATTGCAATACCTCTTGTATACAAATTTGCAACATCACAAAGTCCATAAATCATAGCATACATTCCAGCTAATATAAGTAGTATAGAACCTATAAATCCAAGAGGTGGGATTTTAAGACCAATACCCAATCCAACAAAGAGAAAGGCAAGGACCCCTAAAAAAATTAAGACTCCTAATTTTCCTGAAGGATTAACTTCAAAACAAAATGTTTCCGTAGCCAATGTTCCATCTTTATCTCCTGCAACATAATAAAAATAATCTCCATTAGTTTCTATATAAAAAGGATAATCATACATTCTTCCATTCTTAGTCATATTTACATCAATATATAATTTTGAAGAATTTGGATACATTATTGAATCTAATGTTACATAAGAACAAGTATCACATATTTGACTTAGATTAATCTCTGTTCCTGATTTGAATGTTCCAAGCATAGTGCAGTCTTGAATAGCAGAAGCAAAGCTAATTAAAAACAATCCTAAAAGCATTATTAATAAAAATTTATTATTTTTCATTTTCATAAACTCCCTGCCTGATATAAACATCCAGTTGGAATGCTTAACATTTTATTTGCTGGGTCGTAAGACCAACAAGTTGATGGTGCTCCTGCTTCCCAAACTGCATAAATTGCCCAACCTGTACTTCCTGTATTTTGATTGCTAGTTTCACTACTTGGAAGAGTTGATGCAGTTTCACGATAACCTTGCGAACCTGCTACATAAGCGCTATCTGCATAAGTTGTAGTTGCAGTATTATCTAATTGAACTGCTAACCAATAAACTGTTTCTGCTGTAATTGTTATATTTAAGCCTGTTCTAACTTTCCAACCTGCATCAGTTCCTTTTGCATTTGTTCTTGATACTCCAGAAAGAAGGCTACCCGGTCCAGTAGTTCCTTGATTATCATCATAAACTCCTACCTCAAAATTAGACGCTTCTGTGGCAGTATCACACCACCAGCCTATTTCTATAATCTTTATTGCATTTGCTGGGCTTGTGTGTTTACATGCTGTATAATAACCATCAAATACATTATTAGCAACACCACCAGGGTCATCCGTCGGTGCAGTTGTTACAAATCCACAATTTGTTCCTAAAACTAATGCATGTTTATCTAATGTATTATTCAAAATACTTAATTGAACATCCATAAATTCTCCCCAAGCTAAATCTGTTTGTATTCCAAGAATTATCTTAGTTTTTGGAAGAACATCTAAAGGAACATAAGGCAACCAATCACCTTCTTTAGTCATATATACCCAAGTATAGTTCTTTTTATATGATTTATTATAATTAGGATTAAGAATTATTAAATCATTTACATCTATAAATCCACCATCTTTTAAAACAGATTCATTCTCTATACCTTGCCTCATATCAATAAACAAAACTTCTCCCAACATATTTAATTTAGGTTTTGAAAAATTAGAAAATTCATACCATATAACAACTCTATCTTTTCCTGAAGTAATCTCTAAAGTTTCATTATAAGTTTTATGAGATAATAATGTTACTAAACCTACTAATTCAGTTCCTTCTATAAACTCAATAATCATATTATCATTCGTATAATTAATTGTTATTGGTTCAACCAAACCAGCAGAAACTATTCCTTCTCCTATTATTTTATCCAATAAACTTATTCCACTTTCATTTTTATTTATAACTAAAAAACTCCCAAATAACAAAACCACAATTATCCCCAATATAACAATTAATTTATATTTCATCCTTTGATAAACACTCCTGTAGCATTTCTACAAATTTCTCCTGAAACCATTCCACCACACGTATTTAAAGCAAGAATAATTCTGCTTCCAACTGATAAATTACTATTTGTTATATTCAAGTTTCCAGTCATTGTCCCGCCTGCAAGATTTAATTTAGTATTCAAAGCATTTGTTACAGAAGTATTCTGAGCATTAATATAATTTGTCTGGCTTGTATTCTGAGCAGTCATTGTTGTATCAGCATAGTTCTTCATTGAAATATTAATAGCATTTA